ATGAGCGAATTGCAAGACATCATCGCCACAGCTGTAGAGGAAGAGCTGTCACTTGGTGGTGACCCCAAGTCCGTGGCCTCGCACGTCCTCTCAACCTTGCGAGACGAGAAGTTGGCCGTCGTCCGCGTGCCCGACGTTCAGCACAAGGGCCCGAATGACACCAATGGAACGTTGCTGATCAAAGCCGCTCGCCGGGCAGAGGACGCCCGATATCCGGTCGGTGGGAGCAACGTGGGCCGCGCAGTGGCCCAGGTGCTCCGCGAAGTCGCAGCCGCAGCCGCAGCCGACTAACGGCCTACCGCAACGTTATCGGCGAAAGGAAACAGAGATGAGCAAAGAACTAGCCACCATCGCTGACTTGAGTGGTCAGCTCTTTCGGGCCGTGATCGAGGACGCGAACGGCTATGCGTGGCAGCTCCGCCAACGCGTCTATGGGGCGTCCTGGTACCGGGTCGGTGACAGCCAACCGCATGGCAACCGCGACATACCGTTACCCGCCATGCTACTGCGCCCAGGTCAGCGACCAGAGCCAGACGAGGTGGGAGAGTGAGAGATCCAAGGATCGTTGAGACGCGCTACTGGAATGGAACGCGCCTCAGCCTCGAAGAGTTGTGTCGGTGGGCCAACGGGTTCGATCCGTATGGCGATCCGGTCCTGACCTTCAACTTCGCCGACGACGGGACGTGGGACGCGCCGCTGCTCGCCACCGAGGGTGACTTTCGAGAACTGCGTAACGGCGACTACATCGTGCGCCTGGACGACGGCGAGTTCTGCGTCCGCAGGTTGACATAAGGCTGGTTACCTGATGGTCGCGCTGCTGGGTTGGGTCATCGTCGCGGTGGTCACCGCGGAGTTGTTCTGGTGGATCGTCGGCGGCGCGGCGATCGCGTGCGTCGGCTGGCTCATCTACCGGGAATGGGAGACCCGGTTGTGGGAGCGCCTGGCCGCGGACGTTGAGAACGCCGAGATCATCGCCCGGGCGGACGAGCAGCACGCCCTGGCGCTTGCTGGCGACCCGCGCGGCACCTACGGCATCTATCCGCCGTCACCGCTCGTCTGGCCCGGTGCCGGGCCGGCATCCCTCCGATAGCGGCGGCCCGTACACCACCTCGCCACAGCCCGGGGCCAGGCACGCCCATGTGCGATGCCCACCAGAGTGCTGGCCGTGGCACGACGTCCACCCCACCAGCGTGCGGTTCGGCCCGAACGGGTGACCGGCCGGACAGCCCGTCGGGGCGACCTCCGACCAGCCACGAGGACCGCGCACCAGATCGGTCACCGTGCCAGCTGCTCCACAGCGACACCCATCTGCTTGGCGTACGCCTCCGCGTCGGGGCGCTGCGCATCGGTGAACGACCGATACCCATCCCAGCGGCCCGGAGTCCGCACCAGCAGGGCGACCTCATCCAGCGACGGGGATTGACCGCGGGGCCGCTGACGGACGACGTGATCAGGCTCAGACACCCCGCCACCGTACTGCCCACCAACGAAAAGAAACCGCCCCGTCCGGCACGAGGCCAGACGGGGCGGTTCTATCGAGTACTAAGTCAGCAGCGAGCGGCTACCCCTGAATCACTGGCGGTGCATCCACTCACGCAGGCTGTCGACCCACACACGCCACTGCGGGCGGGTATCCCCGAGCGCGGCGCGCAGCGCCTTCCCTTCGCGTTGATACCTGCGCATCATCTGCCACAGTGCGATCATCGCGACCGTGCTGCCTGCATAGAGCACCAGGCGGATCACCTGCCGGGCCGGGTACTCCGAGTCGGTCAATTCCGACGCCGCGTTCTGCGTCAGCACCAAGGCGAACAGAAGCGTCTTCAGCGCGTAGATTCGGCCGAGCATCGTGGCCCACCACGGCGAGGCCGCAACATAGGTGAGCAGGTAGATGTCCGTCACCAGGGACAGAAGGCACAGGAATACGTTCGCCCACGTCTCCGTCGTCACCCCACACCCCCGAATGCAGTGCGCAACGCTTCTGCGAAACCGTTCTGCACCAACTCATCACGCAACTGACTGCCCACTTTCTTGGCCCGCTCCACTGCTGCGTCGGCCATCCTCGCGGTGCTCTCTGCAGCGAACTGCTGCTGCCGTTCCGCCTGGTCGGCGCTCTCACGGGCCTCGTCGATCTCCCTCCGCCACCACAGCTTCATGACATCCGCTCCTGAGCGACTTCACGGATCGCTGTAACCAAGGCTTGCTGGACCTCCGCAGTCACCGTGGTGACGTTCGCCGCTTCGGCGAACTTCGCGATGCTCCTGGCGTCCTCCACCAGCAGGGCATCCTTGGCCGCTATCTCGCGGTCTTTCTCCGCCATCAGCTGGCGATGATGCACGCCGAGCATGAGATGCCCTTTGAGCAGCAGATAGATGAATCCCGCCGTGAGAAAGATCATCAGCGTGACGATGCTGATGCCATTCCAGGCAGCCGGATTCGGCAACGTCACGCCTTGTGACCTGCGGTCGTGGTGTCGGTATTGGCGGCGGCCACACCGCCTCCGAACAGCACCGGAGCGAGTCCGGTCCACAGCGCCCACACCTGATCGGTCGTGTAGCCATACCGGACGAGCAGCGCTCCGGCCGTCGCGAGCGCCGGGTACAGGAATTTCCGGAACCCGTTGGCGGTGTTGAAGGTCGACAGTCCTGCGTCGGCGAGCACCAGGACCAGCGCGGCCCAGAGGTTGGCGTCGGTGGCGGTGATGTACCCGGCAGCGGTGAGCACAGCGGCGACGGCCGGCAGCGCAACGTGAAGGAACGCGCGGGCATCGGCCCACGACCTGATGTTGAGTAGATTCTTCATGACAGTCCTTCCAGGTTCTAACTTCACTTGTCATATGTGCGTCGTAGACTTATGTCATGCGTGAACTTTGGCGCCCAGTAGTCGGATACGAGGGCCTGTACGAGGTTTCAGATCAAGGACGGGTTAGATCCCTTGACCGCAGCGTCAGATATGGAAGTAAGGCGTGGCGTCGCCATCACGGGACCGAGATAGCACCGTTCCGATCTCCGCCAACCAACTACCTGACAGTCAGCCTCTCCAGAGACGGCTACAAACGAAATCGACGGATCCACGTGCTGGTGCTGGAGGCGTTCATCGGGCCTAGGCCATCGCCAGAGATGGACGGTTGCCACAACAACAGCGATCCCGATGACAACCGCGCGGCGAATCTGCGCTGGGATACAAAAGTGTCCAATTCTCAGGACAGCGTCCGGATTGGAACTCATCACGAGCGCAACATGACTCACTGCAAACGCAATCATGCTTTCACAGTTGAGAACACGTACGTTAACCCCACAAGCGGGGCCCGGCAATGTCGCCAGTGTGTTCGAGATGCCCGCGGCGTACGTCAAACTAGGCCGATACGGACGCTTTGATCTTGCCGCGCACCCAGTCGATGGCCGGGCCCAGCTGGTAACCCCCATGGGGGGTCATGTTGCCGAGGAACAGCACGCCGCGCAGGATTGCGTTGACGACGTTCATGATCTCGGCGGTGGGGTTGATGCCTACGGCGACGAGCTCGAATAGCAGTGCCTTCGGGTCGGAGGCGGCGATCAGGCTGTAGATGGACCGCTGCATCTGCCCGGCCTTGTCGAACGGGGTCTCGGTGTACATGTCACCGTGTCGGACCAGGTAGGCGATCCGGTCACCGAGCGCCTCGACTTGCAGCCACTCCGGGCTGATCCCGCCCGTGCCTGCCTTCGGTGAATCCGGTTGCAGCACAGCATCGCCCAGGAAGTCCTTGGGGCGGTACGGAGCGCCCATCTCGAGGACAGACACCAGGTCGCGGAGACGGTGATGGAACTGGCCCGTCGGGTTGATGACATGCCGGTTCAGGAATCGTGAGACGACGATGTCGCCCTCGGAGAATCCGCTGATGCACCACGGCCGGCCGGCGGGCATCAGTACCGGGTCGAGCATGAACCGGCACACCTCGGAGACTCCGGTGTTGCTCTGGAACGGGATCGCCGTATTCACGTACCCGGTGGGCTGCAGCTGGACCAGGCCTTCGGCTTCCATCTGCTGCCCGACACCGACCGCGGGCCCGATGAACATGTCGGACATGTGCCCTTCGACGCTGATGTACAGCGGCTTGAGCTTGCGGCCGTCGACCGGCGCCGGGGGCGGCGGGGCGAGCAGCTGCATCTGCGACTTGGTGGCCCAGTCGAACTCGGCATCCAGGTCGGTGATGGGTCCGGGTCGCTGCCCGGCCTGCACCAGCTGCCGGACCGCGGCCTTGAACTTCGCCTGCGCGCGACCGTAGCCCTCTGTGTAGGTGTCGTCGACGTCGGTGATCCCGAGGCCTTCGGCCTTGCCGTAGGAGAACCGCTTGAGGAACGTCTTGGCGTCGGAGAGCAGCGGGTCTACATCCCCGATATCGCGGGCGGGATGCCACCCGGAGGAGACCTGCGCGACGAGATGCGCCGGCGCGGTCATCAGGAATTCCCCCCGGTCTTGAACACGGCCTGGAACTTCGGTTTGAACGCGACGAGCGCCTTGCACATGTCCTGGCCGAATTCGGCGACGAACGGGTTCGATGCGGCGTAGGAGTCCGCCGCGACACCGTGTTCGGCGACGCGCTCCACGTGCTCGACCGCGTACGGCACGTCGAGCAGGTAGGCCAGCGTGTTCCGGCCGTCCCAGATGTTGCCGTCGATGTTGTAGATGAAGCCGAGCATCGTCTCAATGTCTTTGCCGTCCTCGGCCAGCGCCGCACGGGACGGGCCGCGCTTCATGACCTCCTCGTAGAGTTCTTGCTGCTGCTTGTCGGTCAGTGCCATCAGGAAACCTCCAGTGCTCGTTGGTTTGCGGTCGATCTGGGCTTGAATGTCGGCGCGCAGGACGTCCATGTCGATCGCGCCGGGATCCCACTTACCCTCGGCGGTGGGCGGGTCGCCCTGGTCGTATTCCTTGTGCGACAGGCTGTGCGATGCGTCGACACCGATACGTCGGTTGATGGCGGCGTTCACCTTCACCAGGGCGTCGTACTGCGCGTCGGGCCAGGACGATCGGTGCGGCTTCCCGGGAGTGCCGCCGCCGTCGTTCTGGCATTCGATGCCGATGCACCGCTGATTCGCGACGTGCCGACCGAGGCCGGGCCAGTACCCGGTGCCGCCATGCCAGCACACCCCGACGGCGACGAGCTCGACGACACCGTCGCGGCGCAGATGGATGTTCGCCAGAGGCCCGGCAAGATCCGACCGGCCGTTGCGGATCGACTGCCACGTCGAGCCATTCGACCCGGTGTGGTGGTTGATCACACCCCACAGCGATCCCATGTCGCCGTGGCCGGATTCCAGCCATCCCGGCGTCTCGATGACCGTCAAACCTTCGGCGCGCAGCACGTCGGCCAGCCAGACCGGGTCACCCGTCCAAGGCCCGTGCTCGTATTCGATCTCCTCCGGCGGCGGTGGGACGGTGACCGGGGCGCCGGCCTTCACCTCGTTGTAGAGGCGGATCGCGTCGCCCCACCACTGCGCGTACGCCTCGGGAACGCCGGATCGCTGCACACCCTGGACGACGTCGTTCGCCGAGTTCGCGGCCGCGATGAAGTGGCCGGCGTCAATGCCGTCGTTGGCGTGGAATTCCTTGGGCAGCCGCAGCATGAAGTTGCGGATCGCGGTGCGCGGGTTCATCTCGTCGGCGACGGTGCCCCACCACAGTTCACCGTTCGGGCCGCGCTGCTGCTGACAGATGCCGCATGATCGGCCGTCGTTGGACTCGCTGTCGTGCGGGTAGTTCGCGCTCGACGGTTCACGGGTGGGGTTGGCCGGGCACCAGATGCGCCGTTCGAAGGGCGCATCGCCGTCCTTCACCCCGACTTCCTGCATCGTGCACATACCGGCGAGCACCGCGGCCGGCTTCTCCTCGAGACCGAGTTCGTTCGCGACGTCGATGAAGATGCGCATGTAGTCGGCCCGCGTCAGCAGCGGGTCGTCCTGAAGGAAACGGGTGAAACTCATCGAAGCTCCCTCACGGTTCGGTTGGGGTGGCCGGCGCGGATCGTCATCGCACGCTGAATGCCGGCGGGCAGGTCGGCCATGTGCATGCAGAGCCGCTGCCAGCGGCGAGCGCAGGCGATATCGACACCGCGGAAAGTCAACGTGTGCAAGGGGTCTCCTAGTGGTGGGAGAGTTGCTTCTCGAATTGCGGGGCGACGCCGATCAGCCACAGGTAGGCCACGGTGGCGGCCAGCGTGAGTCCGGCGAGGGCACCGACAGTGATAGCGGCAGGGATTTTCATGGCCCGGGTTCTTCCCCTTCATCCGGATGTGCGACAAGATGCCTAGTCAGTAGGCGGTGACCGGAGAGAGGGCGCGTTCGATTCGTCCACCTCGGGATAGGATTTGTGAGCCGCCGTAGGGGGCCGCCCCGAACGTCTTATTACTGGCAACCCGCGCTTCGCAACCGTGCAGCCACATCTTCGCTGCCGGCGTGCTGGTGTCTCCTGACAGTCCACACTGCCAGTCCGCGTACCCATCACCCGGCGACTCAGCCAAACACCCGATATTCCATGACTGTGTGCTATTACCGGTGCCGTTGATGTCGGCGACCACCGACGCAGTCGCGGTGCGATAGGTTCCGCCGATTCGTATCACCTGCGCTCCGTCATGGGCGGTTGAGCACTGATCGCTGGACGTGTGTCCGCAATCCGTTGCGCGACAGTTGATTTCGATTGCGCGGGGGATCTTGCCAGCGTTGGCGTGGTAGTTGAATCCATCCGCACCTGAGCGGGTCGTTTCGCAGTTCACCAGTACCGAATCCACACCCAGCATGGACACGTTGTTGTATCCGGCGTTCTGCGACAAACCTGTCTCGACGTTGACCATTGTCGCCACCGCACCAGCGGAGGTGGAGTTGGTGACGTTCACAACGTCGGTGCCGCCGTACAGGATCATGTCCTGCAGGTAGGTGGTGTAGTCGCCGACGTTCTTGAAGTTCGGCACGTTCAGTAGCGCCCAGATACGTGATGCGTTGGTGGTGTTCAGATTCCGGTTGTCAGAAGCGTGTACGTAGAGGGTGGATCCGTTCTGCCACCACGACCCCACCGTCGCTTCAACAGTGGCGATGCTGGTCATCTTCGTCAACCGAACCCCCGGCGCACCAGCCACCATGTCGATAACTTCGGACACGCTGGTGCGTGTCGTCTCATAGGTGTTGGTCTGCCCAGACGACAGCGTGTAAGTCAGTACCTCATGAGTGGTGATATACGGCAGACCAGTGCCGCCGTCATACCCGATGACGTTGATGTTCTTGCCTTGGGTGACACCGTTGAATCCCTTACTGCGGTAGTAAGGGTTGGTGTATCCGTAGCCTTTCACCATCACCGTGCCGACATCGGACTTGGCCATAGCCGTGTACAGGTTCTGCAGCGCCGCCCCAGCCGACAGTCCGTTGTTTGCGTCGGAGCCGGACACGATATCGACGTAGTAGGTCACACCCGATCCGTACTTACGGGCCGTCGGATCGAAGGTGGTCGATGGTGTTCCGTACTGGTCAATGAACAGTTTCCCTGCCAGCGGGGAGGTGGTCCAGGAGAACCCTGGCGGGGTCGACAGGGGCGCTTTTACAGGGCCCATTGCGCGGGAGGGGGCGGGTGGATCAAGCACTCCCATGTCAGCTCACCACGATCGCAGGTCGGTTGGTCACTGCACCGGATGAGTCTCTGGTGAGTGCGGGCTGGGTGTAGGTCGTGGTCACGGCAGACAGCACGTGCGTCACCACATAGGAGTCGATCGCGCCGGGAAAGCTGGTCGACTCGGTTCCCGTGAATGTTCCAGTGGCTCCGTCGGGCCAGGAGACGGAGAATCCGGTCGCAGCGCTGGTCGCTGATCGGGTGATGGTTCCGGTGGCGAGCTGGTCTGGATTGGCCGCAAGGGATAGCAGCACGGCCGCGGCAGCTGCCTTGCCGGCGAGTGCGTTGGTGACTGTGGCCGCAAAGTTCGCGTCGTCACCTAGCGCCGTGGCCAACTCGTTCAGAGTGTCCAAAGCCCCGGGCGCGCCGTTGATCACGTTGTTCACGGCCGCCGCGATATCGGTGGTTGATACCGCGCCGATCGCCGCCCGGGCGGCGGCAGGATCACCGGTAAGTACCGTAAGCCCTGTTTCAGTGACTCCATCCAGCTTTGCCGGATCGTCGTCGTAGTCCAGGTCGTTGTAGTGCGTTTCGCCGTCACCCGTTTTCTCCCGACCAGTGTCCGTCTCCCGGACACGCTCACCCTGCAGCGGGATGTCGTTCTCCGTGGCCAACGCGGCAGCGGTCTTCTGGTACGGCATGATCCGAGCGCGCAGCGGAGTGGCAGTCATAGCGGTGTCCCGTCGATGATGTACTCGTTGTCCTCCAACGGCGGCAGACTGACGGTCTGAATGACCGTCGAGAGCTGCAGCGTCGCACCGTCGACCGGCGCATCGAATGGGCCGATCAGGAGTTCCTGCAACGGTCCCGGCACGGGCAGCAGCACCGACGCCGCCCACTGGATGCCGGTCACCGACAAACCCGGGTCGTTGGCCAACAGTTTCAACGGCGACCCGTCCTTATCGACCAAGGATCCGTCACCGTCGATGGTGGCGTACACGGTGTGCGGCGGCCGGTGCGAGTCGCCGCCGAACCGCAGCAGCGACGTCTGAACCAGGTTCGAGGTGAACACCACCCGGGCCTTGGACAAGGCTTGGCGGGTCAACTCCCCCGCGATCACCGTGCCCGGAATGTCGAAGACGTTCCAGTCCACCGTGAAGCTCGGCAGATCAGTCACCACGCACCTCCTACAGGTTCTTGACGGGCAGTCGCAGGGACCGGGTGTAGGACTCGCCACCCCACGTATCGATGTGGTACTTGATCGTGTAGGAGTCGCCGCCGGCCGAGCCGCCGCCCACCATCACCGTGGTATCGATATCGGTGAACCACGAGTCGAGGATGTCCAACCCACCCGCATCGATGCGGGCATCCTTGATCCGATCAAACGTCTTGCCCAGGAACGTCTCCCAATTCAACGTCAACGGGGTGATATCGTCCGGGGTTTTCGGATCCGCGGTATCGACGACCTCGGTGTAGGAATCCAAAGGGACGTCGAACACCTGCCGGCGCAACCCACCCAGACGCGGTTCCCGGTGCGCGATAGCCGGACCGAACCCGACATCGAAGGCCATCGGAGGGCACGACGCGACCGTGTCAGCGGCATACAGCGGCACCACGATGCCACCCCAATCACCCGACTTCTGCCGGGTCGCGGTGATGTTCTGCGGTGACCCCGTCCCGGCAGAATCGCAGATCCCCAGGGCGATACCGGTGTTGTCGAGATACCGCTGCTGCGCGCCGCTGAACCCCGCGATACCCGAACGGGTACCGAACACACCCACCAGACGGTCAGCCGGCGACGCGGTCGCCGAGATCGTCATCGCCGTACCAGTACCCTGCCCGGTGACCAGCGGGCCGACCGAATCCACCCCGGTGTACGTCGCCGCGCCCACCCGCACGAACCGCTTCGACGGCCCACCGCCGCCCACCGCGCCGTAGATGCGCTGCTTCCCGCCAGGCGAGTCGAGCAGCGCGAACACTTCTGTCCACGCCTGCACCGGCACGGTGCCCCACGGGATGATGCCCAGCGACGTCATCTCGATATCGCCGTACATCACCTTGCGGGACAGATCCCCGAGGTCGAGGTCGACGAGCTTGAACGGGCCGAGGGCGAGGTCCGCGGCCGAGAACGCGATCGGCGCGATGATGCAATCACCAGGGTTGGTGACCAGATCGAACGCGGCACCTACGTGTGTGTCGAGTTCTTCGCCGTCGAGTGCGCCGAGTCCCTTGACGCCGAACCCGACTGCCATTAGCGGTCCACTGCCTTCGCGTACACCGGCGCCGACACGATGGTCAGGGTGTCACCGGTGTAGATGTGCTTGACCTCCGAGAACTGGCGCACCATGCGGCACGTCCCGCCGGTCAACGCCGTCCAGAAGCTCACCCCCCACACGTCCTCGATCGTCGCGATGCCGTCGAATGAGAACGGCGAAGCGAGGTCGTAGAGGCCGTTCGCGTCCGGGGTGCCATAGGTCGAGGCGATCCGGTCGGTGTAGGCCGATGGGTGCATGGTGCCGTCGAACGGGGTGCCGATGTGCAGTTTGGCGTGGGTGATCGTGGACAGGATCGCCGAGATACCCAGGATGCACGAGGAGAGGGTGAATCCGGAGTAGAGGTCTTCTTCGGTGTCCATGATCAGCCCTCACTTCCTGTTGCCGCGTCTTGGATTTCGATGTCCGACCAGCCGGCAACTTCCGCAGCGCTCGCGTTGCGCGCCCCCGCGTTGGAGGTCGCGACCAGCCACGCCATGTTGGCCAATGGGCCTTCTTCGGGGAATTGGGTTCTGATCGCGATCGCCTTCGAAACTGGGTCGCGTTTCAGGGAATTCGGTGCATAGGCCATGTCAGCTCTCCTCTTGTCAGGGGGTCTCTTCGGGGACAGTGGTGGTGGTCATGTCGGTCCAGGACTCGACGTCCTCGTCGGCGACGTAGTGGGTCTTGCCGTCGCTGATGGTCACGACCAGCCACGATTTCGCTGGATCGGACATCCCGGTCTTGAGCGCGACGAACCCGGAGTCGGGGTCCTTCTTGACGTCGTTCACTGCGTAGTTCACGGATTCGCTCCCATGATTTCGAAGTACGTTTTGGTGCCGGTCGCTTCACCGGTGAAGACCGTGGAGTTGGCGGCGTTGGCGTTGTAGCCGAGCTGGATGTAGTCCCCGGCCTGCAGGTAGACCGGCACCGATGCGTACGCAGCGTCGGGAGATCGGGTTTGAAGGGTGCCGTTGAAGGTGCTGCCGCCGCCGGTGATGGTGCCGGTGACGTCGTAGGCGATCGGCCGCAGTGTCTCGCCGGCGTACTTCTCCAACGCGCCGTTCTTGAATAGGGCCATGCTCAGCGGATACGGCGCCATGCCGGTCTGTGAGGTGATGCCGGCCGTCTTGACGGTCATCGCCACCTGGAAGGTGACGATGTACCAGTCGTCTCGTGAGACCGTGAACTTGCCTGTCACTAGATCGACAGTGATGTCAGATGTCTTCTGCGCCTCAACTCCAAAGGTGTTGTCTGGCAGTATGTTCGCCCCGGATGCCGCTGCGATGTTGGCGGTCGAGGTGCGGTACATCTTCGCGCCCGATCCCTTGTAGGCGATCGGGGCGTAGTCCGACATCAGGACGCCGGCCAAGAAGAACGAGTTCCGGATGGCGTCGGTCTGCCACGGCAGCCCCGGATTCCACGTCTTGGTCTTGGTCTCCATCGTCACGAAGGCGTGGAAGTCGCCCGCCACAGCCCTGTTCGCGGCGTCAACGTAGGTCGGTTGAGCGGCGCCGTTGAGGACGATCTGATACTGATTGCCAATATTGCGGACCTCGGCGCGCATACCGCTGGACATCGGAGTGGTGATAGTCCCGTTGCCGCCGAATGCCGTGTACGTGCGGATGCCGCCGCTGGTGGTGAAATATCCCAGCTCCACACCCGTCGGAACGATCGACAGATACAGGCCGCGGGTGGCCGCCGGGCCGATGTCGTCGCAGTGGAAGTGCAGTCTCGTCGCCGCCTCGGTGTCGGAGTTTCCGCCGGCGATGATGACGGAGAGGGACTGGTCGTCCGTCTCGTAGATGTGACCGCAGCCCGCATAGAAGGTCGAGTTGGTGGCGGCGCCGGCCTTGATGCCCATCGTCGGGATCGTGCCGATCAGCCGAATGCACAGGTCCCCCGACGTCGGTCCGGTCGTCGGCCAATCAGTCGCGTTCAGCGCTGCCCCGTCGGCGCCGGTAAACGTCATGTCGAACACCGCTCCGTCGTGCGCGGAGTCGAGATCTTTGGCCAGCGCGGCGACCGCGAGCTGCGCGGCGTACGCCGACGCTTCGGCGCGCTGGGCGGCCTGGGCCACCTCGATCGACTGTGCAGCCACCGTCGACACGGTGTTCCCCGACGACGAACCACCGAACGCCGACGCGAGCGCGTCCAGGAAGTTCTGCAGCCCAGCAAGACTGATACCCGCGTTGGCCAGCGCCGTGGACGCGTTGGATACGGCGGCGTTAATGAAGTCACCGACGTCATCGATGATCGATCCGCCAACTTTCCCGATCAGGGAACCGATCTGCGCGATCGCGTGACCGGCGTTGGTTACCGCGGTGTTGGCGTTCGCGAGCGCGGCGTTGATGAAATCGCCGACATCGTCGATGATGCTGCCGCCCACTTTCCAGATGAGCGTGCCGATCTGGGTGAGCGCGTTGACCGCGTTGGTCGCCGCGCCGCTGAGCGCCGACATCACCATCGACCAGCCCTGCTTCAGCACACCGGCGGGGTTCTTCCACACGCTGCCCGCCGGGAACTTCTGTGCCTTGAGGATCGCAACGACGTTCACCTGGGTGCGGCTCGGCAACTCCGATATGCCGGTGTCTGAGACGCCGAACTGGGCATCGGGATTCATCCCGTCCGGCCCGTTGGGCATCACGCCCATCAGGAATCGTCCTCCGTGGCGAAGTCTTCAGGCTTGATCGCCGCGGCGGTCTGCTTCATGGCCTGGCTGTCGGCGCGAATCGGGGGGGCCAGCTCGGCGGCCAGCGCGCGCACCTTGCTCATGTCGCCGGACGCGGCCGCGTCGGTAGCGGACTGGATTCGGTCCGCCAGACCAGACAACTTCGGGGCCCGGTTTTCGAGCTTGCGAATCAGGCCGACGACGTTGGCCCGTGCGAGTAGCCCTTGCCCGGCCTCGTCGAGCTCCGGGTGCGCCCGGACACCGAGCGCATACAGTTCCGGCGCCAGCGCGACCGGCAGCGGCGGCGGCAACACGAGCAGGGCGATGGACAGCGCCCCGGCCTGCTGCACGTCCATCGGAGGATCCGGGGCGGTGATGTCGATCTTCTCCGCCCGCTGCGGCGCCCAATTCCCGTCAGCCTCGGTCCCCATACTGACCAGCCGCTTGGTCGCCAATTCTGGATGCACACGCAGGCCGGCCGCGGCGAGCTTCGGGGCGAGCATCTTGCGCCCGGGAGGGGCCACCACCCACAGCACCTTCTCCAGCGCCGAGATCTCAGCAGCTGTGGCGGTCACGCCGCATCCCGCGCGGTGACCGATGCAACCTGGATACCGCGCGTGGCCGACGGTGTCCCCCGGTAGAAGCTGAATCCGACGTGCCGGTAACCGAATCCGTGCGGCACGATCTTCGTGTCGTCGGTCCAGGTACTGATCGGGTCCAGCGAGGTGCCCTTGTACACCGACACGGTGCGCACCGAATCGATGTAGACGATGCGGTAGTACTCGAGGTTGACCACGGTGTTGGCGATCACCGGTGCGCGGTCAACGATGGTCATCGGCGCGGTCAGGGTGCCGATGTGCAGTTTGCGTGCCGCGCTGGCGCCGGTTTCGAACTTCACCGCGCAGCCCATCTCAAAGTTGATGTCGGCGCCGAAGTTGACCGACGTCCAAGACGGCGACGATGTCGAGACGTTGAGCAGGGTGACGCCGATCTCGATGCCGTCGGTGCTGAATTCGCGGATGTAACGCACCGCGCTCTTCTGAGCCCCGGGCCCGCCCATCATGGCGTAGGGCAGATCGTCGTCGGAGTTGTCGCTGATCTGGATGCGGCCGTACACGGGCTTCCACCAGTTGCCGGCCGCAGTGCGTTGCAGGTTGTCGGTGATGGTCAGCGGGACAACGTCGGCCTGCGCCGGCGGGGTCGTATAGGTGACTTCCTTGCGGATGACCTTCCCGTGCCGGATCGAGAACGGGCCTTCCTTGGTTTCCAGGTAGATGGTGAAATTCGCGCCGGCCGGGACCTTGTCCATCTGTGCTGGGCTGCCCACAAACTCAAGGCGATCGGGGAACACTCGGCCGTCGAACTTCAGCAGGTCCGCGCCCTTGGTGTCGGTGAATACGATCCGTGTGGTCGAGCGGTCCGGCCAACGCTCCAGTCCGCTGGTGTGCGGGATCAGGTACGGCTGGTCGCCTGGTTCGGGCTTCCAGACGCTGCCGCGGGATAGCACTACAGCCGAGTAGAGTGATTCCACCGCAGCCCCCTCTCATGTCGGTAGCAATGGGTAGGATTGCTACCCATGACGGTTTGTTCAGTCCCTGATTGCGAGCGGAAAGTTCTCGCGAAGACGATGTGCGCAGCGCACTATCAGCGTTCTCGCACAGGCCAACCACTGGACGCTCCGCTCCGTAGCTACACACGCGGCGGAACCTGCTCGGTCGACGGATGTGTCCAACCACTTGACGGTCACGGCCTCTGTAGTCGACATCGACAGCGTCAAGCCCGTGGCGTTCCCCTCGACGGCGACAACCGGCGTCGACTAGAACGCGGTTGCTCAGTCGATGGCTGCGAGCGAGATCACGCTGCTAACGGCCTGTGCCAATCGCACTGGCGCCGCAACAAGAAAGGGCAGGACATCAGCGCGCCGATCGTTCCCAAACTCATCACCGATGACCTGCTAGCACGGCTGCGGACATACGCTCCGACCGGCGCACCCGATGAGTGCTGGGAATGGACCCGGGCACTCAACAAGGGATACGGAGCAATGTCGGTGCCCGGCTCACGTATGCGTCAGGCTCACGTCATCGCCTGGGAGCTGCACCATGAGATAGAACTTCCCGACGGTCTGGTAGTCCGCCACGCCTGCGACAATCCGCCATGCACTAATCCTGCGCACTTGATTCTCGGAACCCACGAGGACAACTCCCATGACCGACTGGCCCGAGGCGCCGATGCCTATAACGGAACGGGTTTTCGCCATCGGACCCAGGCTGAGGTCACCTCAATGCGCGCCCTTCACACTGCCGGGATGAACATGACAGAGATATCGCGGCAGTTTCAATGTTCCCGAACTACTGCGATGAGGATCGTCAAAGGTATTTCATTCCAAGGTATTTGACCTTGGAACCTACTGGACCAAATGAACTCCAATGTCACTAATTCGGTCCATAGCCTTTTTGAGCATTCGGGCGTCGCGTTCGCCGCGGGACATCGCCGCCTTGTTCAGGCCGACTTTGGTGACGAACTCGGACTTGCCGGAGTCGTCGCCCTGCAGCGTCATCTCCTTGACCTGGTTGACGAACATCACGTCGATGCCCATGCGTTCCAACGCGCCCGACGTCGAGACGATCCGGTCACCGATGTCGTAATGCAGGCCGGGTATCACCCACGTGGACTCGTCGATGACCAGGGTGTGGCTGGTCTCGTCCGCGGTGTCCTTGACACCGCCGCGCGCTGTCGCCAACGCTGACAGTGACCAGACGTTCTGCTCGGCGCCGGACTGGTAGATCTCCAGCAGGTGCACCCAGCCGAGATGGCTTGCTCGGTTCCCGAGTTCGAACTGAGCCCACGCGGCGATGGTGCCGACGAGGAACGGCATGATCACGTCGCTCGCGATATCGCCTGCAGAGTCGAAGCCCAGTAGGAAGAAGTAGCCGAGCAGGTTACCGACCGAGCTGATGATGGCGTCGACGAGCGCGTCCGCTGTGGGGTTGTCGCCGCCCACGATGACCTGGGTTGCGGTGGCCGGCGAATAGGTGACCTTGGATTGCAGGTCGTTGACGTAGGAGTCGCGCAGCGTGATACCGGGCTTCTTGGCCAGGGTGCCCATCCACGAGGACTGCCAGTACTCGTCTGGGGTGAGTGACTGGTCGTCGTCGACGAACTCGAGCACCCCTTCGAGTAGGTCCGAGGTCCAGGTGAGCACCGAACGCGCCAGGCCGGCCGCGGCGCCTCCGGAGAAGTAGGTGCCGTCTCCGGAGGCGAACCCGGAGCGGTCCTTCACCTCGAAGACCAGGGCGCCGTTGGCGATGTCGTTGTTGAACAGGCCGGTGACGGTTTCGCCTTCGTCGGTGAAGATCCGCCGGTAGGTCAGCGACAGCTGCGCGTCGTCGAGAGGGTCGGCGATCACACTGTCGGCGGTGTTCATCCGGGCCGCGAAGATCCCCCACAGCGACGGGTCGTTCGCGAACGACGGACCCTTGATGTGGGCCTGCCAGGTGCGGGGGTCGAACGACTCGGTGTAGGAGTCGAAGTCGAACGGGTCATCCGGCAGCGTCCAGGCATTCAGGAACTGTCGAACGAACTGCATCTTGATGACCGCGGCGGCGCCCCAGGCGCTGGGCGCGAAAAGGAAGAAATCCCTGGGGAATTGGAATATCGGGATGGGCAGGGCGGGATTCGGTGGTACGAGCAGGAACTGCAGGAACTGCAGGTCGTCGTTGAAGTGCGCCGTCAGGAAGTCGACGCCGTTGATCGTTTCGACGGTCCAGTGGTGCATCATCCCGGACCAGCGCAGCAGCCCGCCGTATCGGTCGACCCGGATGACGACTTGCTTGCACTCCTCCGGGTTGTTCGGGATCGACGCGATCCACTTGGCCATCGGGTGCCGGCAGGGAAGCTGGAAATATCCTGGCGAGGACACGTTGTCTCGCCAGGGGAATTGGTGCTTGGTGGTGTCGAGGATGTTGACCGCGCCGCGGCGGTTCAGGCCGACCTGATCGGGGATGTTGCGGTAGAGACTGATCTCGGTTTGCGCGCGCTGCAGGCATCGTCGTTGCCGACGGATCTCGTCGGTGATCTCGCGTGTCCGGTCAAGGCTCGCGAGACCCGGCATTGGTCAGGCCACCAGCGGTGTGCTGAACGGGGAGTCATACCAGCGTGGCAGCGTGAGCCGCACCGCCGCGGTGTCCTGTACTCCGAGGACACGGACCACGCAGCCCCGCTCGGGGTCCGAGGTGCCGGACCCGGGTGGGATGGGATATTCGAAGTCCCGGCCGCCGGCGCGCAGCCCGACCGGGGTTTCCATCTCCGAGATGTACGTTTCTAGATCCGGACGAGTGAACACCGAGGTGGCCCCGTCGCCTTCGACGATCTGCGGGGTGAGGACAGTCTTGCCGAGATCGGCGATGCCGCGGGCCTTGATCTCGTTGTAGAAGCTGTAGTCGGGAAGCACATACTGTGCCCCCCAAGCTAATTCCCATTCCGACCAGATATCCACGGTGCTGGGGTTGAAGTACGGAAGGGTGAACCACGAGTCGCCCGGTGTGGTGATCTCATGCTCGTACACGTCCGGTTTGCCGACGTAGAAAGGCAGCTCAGCCGCCATGATCTGCACCAGAGACCCGTACCGGTAGATCTCAGGATCGATGCCCTCGAAGTTCTGCGTGGAGAACGACTTCGTCGTATCCAGCGGCCGCACCCGCAGGATCCGCTCACCATCGACTGAGGTGTAGATGATCTTGGTTTCCTTGTCGGGGTGAAACATCGCCCGCCACCGCGAATACACCAGATGCCACAGATCCGCGCTCTGGTCCAGCTGTGTCCCAGTGTCGGGGTTCATCAGGTGGATAGTCCACACGACGTCACGCCGCTTCGGCTTCCACGACTGATAGAACTGCCCGTAACCGTAAGTGCCCCAGTTCGTTTGGATAGGCAGGTCATGCAAACCTGTCGATCCCGGGGCTAACTCCGGCCCCCAGGACAGCCCTGGCGGGCTGATGCGGCAGAAGTCCCCGTTCACACCTGCGACATCGATGCTGTTCTGGGTCCTCATGACGGATGATTCGCCAGGATCGCTTGACTGGCCACGGCGTCACGCAAATCGAGCTCCTGAAATACGCGCGGGATATCCATACCGTTGAAGGTGTTGTTCTGCACCCGGTTCGGCGCGGTCACGGGGATGTTCTGTTGCGGCCGGATCGTCTGGCCGGATGCATCCATGTCCGGGTTACCGAAGCTCCCCGGCACGTTGCCGACCAGGGCACTGGATCCGATGTTGACGACCTTCTTAGCGATCTTCCCGATCTGCTGGGCACCGCCGGCGACCATCGACGACACCAGCCCTGAGGCGGCCCCTGCCCCAGGGGCGATAGCTCCCGCTGCCCCCATGCCCATGGAGGCGGCGGTGGCGGCAAGATTGCCCAGCGTTGATGCGGTGGAGTCGATGAGGGTGTCGACGGCCTTGAGGTTGTGGTTGATGGTCCCGGGGGGTGCGACGGCGTTGGAACCGATACCGGTGATGCCGCCCGGGGCGCCGGTGAACGGCGGATAGTCCGGGGTATTGGTGTCGACCTGCGCCGGTGCCGGGGCGGGCGCAGGCGGGGCACCGGGCCCGGTCGACGGCCGCGACGGCACTGGTGGTTGCGGCGGGACCACCTTGGTCTGAGCGTTGGGCACCTGGAAGTCCGGTCGCGGCGGCGGCATGATCAGCCCCTGCACCGCGCCACCGATCGCAAACCCACCTACGCCGCTGCCGAGAGCACGGACACCGCGGCGGTTCTGGCGGTACGGGTCCAGAGGAATCCACGGCTCCCACGGGAAGGTGATCGAGTCCCGCCGCGCCGGGCCGCCCTTGGAGTTCCAGTCCGGTCCCGGCTGCAACCCCGGACCAGCCTTCTCCGACCACCTGGGTCGCTGCTGGCCCTGCGTGCCGTTCATGTCGTTGTCGAGCCAGCCGCGCTGCGTACCGCTGCCGATGATCTCAGCGATCTTGATGTCACCACCGGTGCTGCGGTGCAACGCATTCCGGAACTTGTAGACGTTGTCCTGGCCACCCATGGCGTTGACATCCGAGGCGGTGAGGACGTGTTCGTTGTTGGACAGCCACGCCGGGATGGAGTCCGACGTCTCAGTGCCGGCACCCCACACCTTGCCGCCATCGGAGTATCCGTGACCTTGGTTGATGTACTTCGGGACCCCGGACGCTGTCTGCCCGTAGCGGGTGGCGACATAGTCGATCATCGCGTAGATCTGGGCCACACCATCGTTGATGGATCCGCCAGTAACGTTGTGCGCGTTGAACGTTGCCGACTTGAACTGACCCAGGCCGATCGCGGGGAGACCATCCGAGTCGTTGGGATTCAGTGCACCCGGGTTGCCTCCGGATTCGAACTGAATCTGCCCGATCAGCGCATCGGCCCACCCGTTGATGTTCGTGATGCCGTACTTCGGGCCGATCTCAGCCAGCGCCTTGAGCACGACCGGCCGCCACCGCTCGGCACCCCCCTTGCCCACTCCAGCGCCGGCACCGGTGCCTAGCTTGATACCGGACTGCGTCGTGCCCGACTGCCCTTGGACGGCTAGCAGTTGCTGTATTTGGGCTGGCGTGAGGTTGTCGAGGCTTCCGCCGTAACCCCCGCTGCCGCTTCCGGACTGCCCGTTGCCGAGCAGGGTGCCGATCGGGCCGCTGGAGTCCAGGAAGAACCCACCGGCCTGCTGCGCTGCCTGGTTGTACGGGTTGGACGGCGACAGGATGCTGTTCTCCAGCCCGAAGAAACCGAGGGCACCTGACCACAACGCCGACCCGAACGTCCCGGCTGTCTTGGCGGTGAAGTTGCCCAACCACGATGCGGTCTGCTGACCCCAGTTCATCAGGCTGTCGGCCGGGTTCGAACTGAACGCGGACCCGAGCAGCCCAGCGAACCCAGGGAGTCCGGCGGCCCGGTCGGCGAACGTCGGCACCATGGAGCCGTTTCCTCCGACGGGGGCGAGGGTGCCGACACCGTGCTGCGTCTGCGCGCCAGGAGTCGGCGCACCACCAGCGCCAGGCGCCGCGTTCATCAGACCTTGGCCGAGTGCCAGCGCGTTGTTACCCACCGCTCCGAGCCCACCGACGAAGCTACCGATGATGCTGTTCAGTCCGCCGCCGCCCGCGGTCGGGTTCGGCGCGATCGGCCCACTACCGGGGCCCGCGGCCGGGCCAGGAGTAACAGGGTTACCCCACTGGTCGACGTAGCCGCCTGGCTCGAAGCTGCGGCCCTGCGTCATCGCCCACAACGCCTGATCGCCGATCGCCGATCGCGCGTGCGCCGGAAGCACCCACTCATCGGAATGCACCTCGGCCAGAAACCCACCAGTGGGGCCGGTGCCGCGGCCGGACGGTGTCGGGCCACCACGCGCACGAGTCGGAATCTTCAGCCCGGGAAGCTGCGTCCAGTCCCCCGATGGCGCCGGCCCGGCCGGGCCCACCGCCGGCAAAGTCGGGCTACCCACCACCGGTACGTTGTTCGCGGGGTTCGGATTGACCGCCGCCCCCGGCGCTACCGGGCCGATCTGGGTGCGGGGATCGCGCGCCCGCGCGGCACGCAGCGCGTCGTCTGCCTTCTGCTGAGCACTCTCCAGCGCACTCGGCCCGGTGATGACGCGGTACGCCTCCAGCAGCGCACCCAACGGCCCACTCATCGCCTCGATCGCCCCGGGGATTTTGCCCAGCGCCGTCGTCGTAGCGTCCGCGGCGGTCCCGACCGCCGAAACCAAGGTGGCCGCGTTCTCGAAATTCTGCTTGAACAGCGGGCCCAGATTACTGACTGTGTCCGACATGTGGCCGAGCTGCTCGTTGCCCTCCTTGATCAGATCCTTGAGCGCCGTCTGGCCCTCCACGGAGTTCATCCACTCGTCCCACTTGCCGGTGACACGCTCGATACTGCCGAGCAGGTCACCACCCACCGCGTTCGCGATCCCACTGATCGACCCGGCAATGTTGATTCCCGTGTTACCGAGATGCTCTAGCCCGGAGATGCCGTGGTTGATCCAGTCATCGAGCCGGCCGTCGGCGGACGTCTGCGTAATCCAGTTGTCGAACCGCTCAGCAACCGACTTGATGTCGTTGGCGATGCGCGGCAACGATTCGCTGCCCTTCGCGGTGAGCGCGCCGATCGCATTGGTGATCGGCGAGATCGACTGATTCGCGATGTTCTGCGCGTCCGCGGTGTTACCGAAGATGCGCTCGAGGAAGCTCTTCGACGAGTCAGAACCGACCGCGCTGAGCAACCCCTTGAACGTGCCGTTCCACGACGTAGAGATCTTCCCCAGACCCTCTTGCACGACGGGGAACACCTCGTCGAAAGACTGCTTGAAGGCCGGGGCGATGCCGTCGAACATGTTCTGCTGGAAGGTGTCCCGGACCGCCTTGTCCCACACCGGTTTGATCTCAGTGATCGTCTTGACAACATCTGCGGCGGCAGGTGCCAGACCCTTCAAGGCGTTCTTGGCCGCCTCGATGGACTTCGGGGTGCCATCGGATGCCTTGTTCACGGCGTCGATGGCGTCGGACATGCCGGTGAACCCCACCTTGGCGGTGATCGCCGACGAGGCGATACCACCGATCACACCGGGCAGCACGAGGCCAGAGCTGGCCAACTGCTGCACGACTGCGACAACGTTGGCGGCCGCGGACGCTACCGCGGGAAGTGAACCAACGCCGAGTGTGGCCAGCGCGGCGAGCCCCAGTGGCCCGCCGGCCCCACCGCCGGATTCCACGCCGCCGCCCTGGCTAATCCGTGAGAGCGCGTTCTGCAACGGGGACGAATCGACATCGACGCGTAGGTTGATCGCGTTGGCCTGCTGCCGGATCCGGAACTCGTCCATCTTCGCCCGCGCACGAGCAAGCTCAACGTCGACGCCGAGCTGCACACCGTTGCGCTGCTCCACCGCGCGGAACCGCTCGATATCAGCGCGCGCCTGCGCCGTGTTCGCGGTGACGTCGATGGCGAACTCTGCGCGGACCTTCGACATGTCCGCTTCGAGCTTCTTCTTGAATCCCGAAACGTCGGGGATGACCTTGAGTCGCGCATCGCCTGCGTCGTACGTGGACACTCAGATCACCTCCGTTCTGTTCAAAATCCCAGGGCCTTATCGAGATTCGCGTTACTGACCTGCTTGCGCCGGTCTCTCAATTCATCGAGCGGAGTCTTCGGCCCGTCCAACTGAGAGATTCCCTTGGCCGCCCGGAAATCGTTGCGCAGGCCCTGGATCGCCGATATCAGAGCGTCATAGCCGGCCAGCGGCGGCCGATACTTGTCCGGGTTGCGCTGCGCTTCCTCGTACTGCTGCTCAAACGCCGCGAGGTGCTTGGGATCTGACAACTGGTCAGCCCACAGCCAGGAACCTTCAGTGTTGGCGAACATGTCGCAGAAATTGAGGAACTGGTCCCACGGTTTCAGTCCGCGCAGCCAGTCCCGGGTGTCGAATCCTCGGCTGCCGAAATCTTTTTCGATAGCCACCCAGTTGTCTTCGATCAGTCCGAGGATTCGGGCGCTTTTCCCGCTTGCTCCGTGTCTTCGACGTGGCCGCAGTGCGGGCAGGTGCCGTCGTCGGGCACCTCCGGCGCTTTGGGGATGATCCGGAAGTGCTCCTGCAAGTCGACCTGGAAGGCATCCCACAGTTCGGGGTCCTGGTCGTCGAAGAACGCCAACACCTCGTCATAGGCCGCTCCGAACAGTGCCCGGGTGTAGCGGTCGGCCTGCTCGCTGATCTTGGCGCGGTGTGCAGCGACGGCCGCCTCGAACTTCGCGACACCACCCTCCCATGCCGCACTGAGCTGCTCCCAGCCGGCAGCGAGCTTCTCGAACTGCGTGACCTCCACCTTGTAGGAGGCCTGCTGCTTGGCAGTCGCCTTGTCCGGCAACGCCCCCGGGATCGCCGGGAACTCCGGCCGCGGGCTCGGGGCGGTCAGCAGCGCGCGGGCTAACAGCTGCTGCGCGATCTCAATCTCACGATGGGATTCGCGCAGTTCGTCACGCCGCTTCTTCGTCGGCGGCACGATCACCAGCGTGTCGGTGACCGGGTACGGGTCCGGCCGGTTCGTGTCGAGCAGCAGCTTCTGCAGACGCTCCGACGGGACCGGGACGGGATTGACAGCTCTGGTAGCCATATCGGCCTTTCATGCAGGACGTCACCCCCGCAACACGCCATATCGGAGTGCTGCGGGGGTGACGGGGGTGACTAGGTGACGGTGACGACGCTGACCGCGGTGAAGCCGTTCCAGGTGGCGGTGACGTTGGCCGAACCCGACGCCACACCGGTGACCAGACCCGCGCTGTTGACGGTCGCCTTCGCCGGGGTGTCCGACACGAACGTCGCCGTCGCGGTCCGGTCGATGCCCTGCGAGTCGGTCACCACGACCTGCTTGGTGTGGTTGACACCAGCCGCCGCAGTCACCGACAGGTTCGCGGTGGTGATCCCGGTGGCCGGCAGGTACAGGCTGCCGTCGGCCACCGCCGCAGCCAGGTCCTGGATGCCCTCACCGCACATGCCGAAGATCACCGGATCACCGACCGCGGGATCGGTCTGGAAGTCCAGCGACACCGTGGTCTCGATGACGTTGGAGTCCAGCACACCCTGATCGGAGCGGTCACCCACCTCGGCCTGGTTGGCGATCCAGTACAGGTAGATCGGCTTGGCGTTGAAGTAGTCCTGCGCGATCAGCACGGTGCGCCACTGCAACCGGACCGGCAGCTCCGGGATGCGGATCGTGAACCCGCCCTTGGCCGACACTGCCGACACCGCCGACAGCGGGAAACCCCACGCGTTCTGCAGGTTCAGCAGGTTGGTTTCCTGCGGGGTGTACGAGATGCCCTTTCCGGACTCCGACGGCAGGTTGCGCGTCGGCGACCCCTGACCGTTGGACATGATCTTGTTGATCGTGGGCTTGTTGGACAGCTTCACGCCAGCCTTCTTCTCGTGGTTACCCACGGACCGGAACCGAGACGCCACACCGACCTTCGTGATGTCGATGCCGCCGGTGGTGATGTCCTCGATGTTGGTCAGCGGCGCGGTGCCGACCTTGGGGGCCAGCAGTACGCGGGTGTCGCAGCCCGCGAGCTCGAGGTCGGACTGTCCGTACTGGAACTGAATACCCATGGTGGTGACCTTTCTGTTAGAGGCCGAGAGCCTCGCGGTAGTTACCGAGTCCCTTCGGCTTCCAGGTGTGAAGCGTGAAGGTCACAGGGACGAGTCGTTCGGCCCTGATTTGCTCCGGGATGAGCTGCGGGCCAAGGATTTCACCGGCGCAGTGCAGCTTGTGGATGGTTCCCGGAACGATCGCGGTCGCCTCGAACTGTTCGAGGACCTGGCGGGCCACCTCGATCAGTTCCCACGAGGCGTCGCGAGATTTGGTGAGGGCGGCGAGCTGCACGTTGGCTTCGTCGCGCCCTTCGGAGCGGTTGATCTTGCCGCCGGTGCGGTAGATCCGCAGGAACCCCTCGTCGGCGTCCAGCTTTTCGGCGATCTTCTCTTCGCTCGGAAGCCAGTAGGTGACCTCGACGCCGCTCAAACCGATTGCGGGATCAGCGAACAGCGTCTTGAGGAGGTTCTCGACGTTCGGGTATCCACCCTTGTACCAAGAACCGAAGGTGATCAATATGCCGACAACTCTTCGAGGACAGCGTTGAGGTCGTCAGCACCCTGCTGGATGGTCTCGTGGTCCGAGTCCAGATCATGGACGGATCCAGGATGGTTACCGCGACCGAACTCGTGTGGGAGCTCGTAGTCGACGCCGCGGCCGACCGTCATGACGCCGATGTGCCGGTCGTGGCGGACACCGCCGATCTCGGTGGATGCGTGCGCCGAGCGGGCCAGAGCGCCGGTGCGTTTCGCGACGCGGGCCTGGTACAGCAGCATCGCCATGTTGGCGCGCTCTTCCACCGCGCGCCGGCAGTCACCGGACAGCAGGAACGCGGCCAGGCCGGGGTTCGGTGTCTGGAAGTTGATGTCCACGATCAGCCTCCCTTCCGGATCCTGTAGCGCACCCAGCCGAAGTCCTCACCGGTCATCGAATGGACACGGTTCTGGCCCGGTCCACCGACGACACCGAAAACGCCTTCCGGCAGCGGGACTTGGTCACCGTCTTGAAGGTCCGGGGCGCTGCCGTCGGCCTTCTTGCGGACACGCAGGATGCCGTCCTGCACCCAGCGTTTACCGCGTTCTGTGACGATCGCCTGAGGTTCGCTGAGGAATGCCACGATGTCGATCGGGTCCAGCTCGGTGGTCTGGTTGTTCGCGTCGTCGGTCACCCTGCTGGGTGTGACGGTCGCGAAGTTCGTGACCTCTAGAGGCACCCGATACCCCACGGAGCGATCGGCATCGTGGTGATGCGGCGGCGACGCTTCCTGTGCAGCTTAACCCTGTCGAGCTCTTGCGCGGTGAAGGCGATCCGGCCGCGGGTGGGGTCCTGATAGAACCCGTATGAGCGGCTCGTGGTGTCCTGCTCCATGGTCTGCGAAACCTGCGTCGCACCATCAGGATTGCGATACAGGCCGAGCACCTTGTCCACGACGAGTTGCTTCACACGCTCGACGCGGTCCGGGTCACCGGCGGCCGCCGATGCCTCGATGATGTCTGGCAGCGTCTTGCGCAACGACGGCACGTCCCCCATCAGAGCGTTCTCGACATCGAAGATGCGGAACTTGAGCCACGGCACCCGGGCCGGGGGGAACGTCCCCTCGAACCGGGCGACCGCGTCGTCACTGCTGACGAACTTGCCCTCTGGTGGGGTGGGCGTGGTCATTCGACCGGCACACCCGCATCCGCGACGGCGGCGATGATGTCGTCGCGCTTGCTGATCCCGTCGACGTCGACGCCGTTGTCTTCGGCGTACTTCCGCCAGGCAGGCTCACCGGAGCCTGCGCCGTGCCGCGGGGGCGGACCGGCCGGCTCCTCATCCGGATCCGCGGGATCTTCCGCGTCGCCCGGATCCACCGGTGGGGCGGGCGGCTCATCGACGGGTTCGTCCGCCGAGCCCTCGCCGCCCTCCTGCGCGAAGCAGTGGTCGCCCATCTGCTTGGCCGCCCACGCGGGCACGACCTGGCCGGGAAGGAAGCCGTGAACGGCTCCCTCCCCGTCCTGGACGTAGACCGCGAATTCGCCGATCTTCTTCGCCACGACCAGACTGCCTTACGCGACCGTCGCGACGAGGATCTTGCGGGTGTCGGCCAAGACCGGCAGCACCACACCGTCGACGAAGGTGGTCTTGCGGAACGGCGGCTGCTCCTCGCGCACGAGGATGCCGATGATGCCCGTCGCCGACTGGACCTGAACGTTGTTGGCGTTCAGCTCCATCGACGTGGTCGGCACACCCCAGGCGGTGAAGCCCAGCGTGCCCAGATCCGACGGCAGGAACGCCACCTTGTTGGCCGGGTAGGCCAGCGTGGTGGAGCCGTCGACGTCGAAGCTGGAGCCGTAGATCGACCCGCCGGGCTGCCCGTCGGTGGGCACCACGAACGGCGGGATGCCGAAACCCGCCAGGAAGGCGTTGATCTCGGCGATCGACACCCACGTGACACCGGTGTTGGCGCCCTTGATCGCGTTGATCAGCTGCGTGTTCTGCATCAGGTGCTGCACCACAGCCAGCGACGTCCGGAACTGGCCGTGCGGGGCGCCGTTGAGGCCCGAGTACACGCCGGTCCAGGCGATCAGGTCGGTCAGCGGCGTCGACGCGGCGTGGTTGGACCACAGGGTCGCGGCGGTGACCAGCTGGCCGCCGGGGATGCCGTAGTCGACCTGCTGCTGCACACCGTTCTCGTTGATGGTGAGCACACCATCGGTGAGGACGTCGCCCCAGGCCAGCTCGACGCGGTTCTGCGCGTAGCGGGTCAGGTTGGTCAGGTCGTCGTAGATCGCATCCACGAGGATGTTCTGGATGGTGCCGCCGTAGCGGGCCATCTCCTTCTGCCGGCGCTCGTACTCACCGACGCTCAGCTGGCCGCCGAGCGGGAGCATCCGCACGCGGCCTTCCTTGCCGGTGTCACGCGGCGCCACCCAGAACGAACCATCCCAGTTCCGGAACTTCGCAGCCCGGTTGGTCTGGGTGATCGTCGCGAAGTCGATCTCGTCGGTGTCGTAATTCCGGGTGGGGAACTCCGCGGTGAATCGGTTGTTCGACGGCAGAGGAACATTCTGCGTGAACACGATGGTGTCTTCGAGCGGCAACGGGCCGTCCAGGAACAGTGCCATGGGTCAGTCCTCCCTCACGCCTCGTACCGGATGGTGGGGGTGTCGGCCTTGCCGTTGGCATCGACCGACCCCGTTCCGGACTGGAACGGGAGCTTGCCCACCGAGATGATCGCGTCGTTGACCACGGCACCGGTGCCGACCTTGGCCGCGGTGGTGCCGTTCTGGCGCACGAAACGCGCGTCGGCGTAGGTGAACCCGTATAAGGTCTGCGTGCCGTCGGAGGCAGCGTCGTTGTACGGGCCGAACAGTCCGGTCGCGGTGACCTTCCCGATCGCCGTGCCCGACGGCAGGAAGCCGTTGGGGTAGTGGGTGCCGGCGGTGAACTTCGACGGGTCGAGGGTCACGTTGGGCTTGACCTTGGGCTCTTGCAGGAGCCACTGCTTGTTGCCGACCTGATAGGTCGTCGTCTGCAACGAAATGTCGGTCGACATAGCGTGCGTCCTTTCTTACGTGGATGTACCGAAGCGCTTGTCCGCTGCGGCTTTTCCGGCTTCGCCGGGCCGTAATGGGGGTTGTCCCCCGCTGTGCTGTCCCCAGACCGGAGCCTGCTGTTTGACACCGCTCCGCTGTTGCTGCTGACCGCCGAACAGTGCGGTCAGGTGACCGATCACCTTGTCCGTGTCGACGTCGCCGCTCTCGCCGTAGAACGCGGCGGGATTGGTGGTGGCGACGAACGCCTCCAACTGGTCACCGGACAGGAATCCCGCGGCGATACCGCGCAGAGAGGCCTGATCCAACTTCGGCCGGTACTCCGCTTCTGCCGCGGCGCGTGCCTCGGCTGCGGCCTTCTCGGTCGCATCCTTGACGGCCTTCTGATCGGAGGTCAGCTTTTCGCCCTCCAACTCCTCCAGACGTGACCACATCGCGTTGACGTCCTGCGGGGTGAATCCGTGGAACGCGGCAAGCTTGTTGTCTGTCTGACGGTTCTGGTAGCGGTAGTAGGCGGCCTGCTGGTCGACAGTCATGTCCTTGACTGGTGTGTTGTCCGGGAAGCCCTTATCGGACCCGGACTGCGCACCTGACTGCTGACCACCGTTCTGCTGTTGGCCACCTTCGGCGCCCTGCTGCTGGCCGCCGTCTTCGGATCCACCCATAACGGGCCAGATCGGCAGACCGCGCTTGGTGAGACCCAGCGCCTGCAGGTTGGTGGATGGGTGAAAAGGTAACGGGGACATGCGACTCCCATATCGGGTGAGGGGTTTTGCCCATAGCGGGCCGACCGCCGGAACTGGCGGAAGATCAGGGGTTGAGCGCAGACCGCATTCGGGCGATCTGTTCGAGGTGCCACTGCACGGGGCCGGAGTCTTCGGCGACACCGCGTACCCGCAGATCTGCCAGGCTCTTCTCCAGGAGTGGCAGATGTCGGGATGCGATGTCCGTAGCGGATTCCGGTTTCGCGGCGGCGGTTTCTGCGCCAGCGCGCGTGTTCTTGTCTCGTGGCCTGTACTTGCGTTTCGGGACCAGAACTGCGCCGAGCTCGCCGTGGTCGTCGACCTGGTATCGGGTGCGCTTAAGGTGCGCCGCTGAGGTGCCTCCGCCGGCGTCGTACAGCGCATTGAGGTCGACCTGGTTGAGGTCGTCGGCCGGGTCGTGTTCCGCGGTGACCGGCGCGACCGTGCACTTGCAGTCCGCGTGGATCGGCCGCAACTCCCCGACCTTGTACACCCTGTCTGACGATGCGATACACAGGCCGCACGTCCCGCTGCGGGACAACTCGGGGTGGATCACCCGCCGGTACCCGATAACCCTCGTAGCAGGCTTCTGGGCGTCCAGGTCCACCGCCTTGGCCAACACCTGCGTCTCTCCCAGGCGTTGGGCGAGCATCAGGTTGTCGTCGACGATCTGATCGATCCGCAGCCCGGACTGCTCCGCAGCGTCCAGACCTTCCTCGGACTGGATCCACCGGAACCCCGCTGCTGGCCGTTTCAGCACGGCCTCTGTGGTCATCTCATCCGCGGTGACGGTCCGCGTATCGCCGTTGGAGTACTCGACAGTGACGTCGCGGGACTCCAAGGTGACCTTGCCGCCGGTGATCACCTGCGCCGGCGCCCGCACGTCGACGGGGATGTCGGTACGGGCGTCGACCTTGATGTTCATCGCCTTGAGCTGGGTAGCAACTGCGGCAGCCGCGGCCCGGCCGGTGGCGGTCTGGGCGGTGGCCAGGATCTTGGTGCCTTTGGCGGCGAAGTCGTCGACCTGCTTCTGGTCGTACGGGTTGACGGTCCGCCACAGCGCACGCAAGGCGCGCTTGGCGACGGTGGCCGCGCGTTCCCGCGTGGTGATCACACCTTCGGCGGTGGTGGCCACGATCTGGTTCGGGGACACCGACCTGCCGGCGGTACGGGCGGCGGTAGCAGCGGCCAGCGCCTCCGGGTAGCTAGTTGGTGTTGTCAACGGCGGGGCCCGACGACGGCTGCTGTTCGGCCGGCGGTGTCTGAGCCGGGGCCGTCTGGCCGGGAGTCGTCGGCAGCCCGAGCAGAGCGTCGGCGGTCATCCGGTCGACGTTGCGGTCGGTCTCTTCCGGCGACATCTGCCAGATCCGCTCGCAACGATCCTCGAGCGACAAGGTTCCCACCGCCTGCGAGGACGCCGATGCCTGCTCAGCCAGCGTGCGGAACTCGATCGGCCCCCAGTTAAGCCGCATCCCGGTGCCCCGGTCGGTCTCGCCCGCCATCGCGAACGCCATGCGCCACAACAGCTTGAGCTGCGGTGTGAACCGGGTGCGCCGATCGCGCACCTTCGATGTCAACGATTCCCGCATCAGACCCGCGCCCTCAGCGGACCCGTTCGCGGCGTCTGGGGTGATCAGGTGCAGCGGAGTACTGGTGACGGCCGCGAATTCCTTGACATCGTCGCGTTTCGCGTTGATGAACTGCCCGAGGTCAGTTTGCGCGGACTCCCACATCTTGAAGTCGGCCGGAAACCGCCACAGAGCACCCGGGCCCGCCTTCAGATCGTTCTCCGGGTCGATCCGGCGGCCCTCGCTGCCGTCGAGGTCGTCGTCATCGTCCTCGTCGTCTTCATCGTCGTCACCGAATAGGCCGCGCTGGCGCAGTGCCTGGTACCAGAACCCGATGATCCGTTGCAGGGTGGTGTCGTTGATGCGGTCGAGCAGATCGATGTGGGGCTCGTACTCCCCCATGCCGTGCAGGTTGTCGAATCGCACGATGGGGATGCCGCCGAGCTCATCCAGGCCGGTGATCGCCTCGACCTCGACGTCGGCGTCGAACGTCCACCCGCCCGAACCGTGCCGGTAGGTGTACTTCCGGCCCGGCAGGAACAGGAACGCCGTCTGCTCATCGGTAATTGGGTCGTACTGCTTGACCACTGCGGCGCGCAACCTGGTCGGGTTCGTCAGATCAGGGATGCCTATGCAGCGGCGCGGGTCGATTGCGTGCACGGACGGGCACGGCTGCCCGTTCTTCAGAGCGACACCGCCGCCCTTCGGGACGGCCATGCCGTAGCTCTCCCCCATGGAGAAAGCGAAGTCCTGCAGCTCCTTGAACTGAGCCACAAAGCCGGTCTCGTCCATGATCTGCGCGGCGATATCGTCACCATTGGTGTCGTCATCGGCAAGCGTCGAAATTGCCTGCAGCTCCATACGATCCGACATCGCAGACAGGCACATCGGCGCATAGTTCGACCGCGCTTTACGCATCACATGACGGAACACATCCCGGTACGCCTCTTCGATCTGCGGCAGCGGCGGATCACCCACGTTGTAGGACCACAGCATGTCCAGGAACCGATTGCGGGGCGTGGTGTACCGGGTGAAGAACGCACCGCTGCCCTCGGAGGCTGGGCGGCGCATCTTGTCCTGCCACGGCGGCCGGGTGACCGAGGTGAACATCGCGTTGATCTTCTGGAACCAGTCATCAGGAGAGAGCGTCAACGAAACCCCCTCCTATCTGAGTCGCTGGATCACACGTTTCTTCGTCTTCGGCAACTTCGGGAGAACCTCCATGCGGGCCTCCCACGACAGGACACTCGCCATGCAGGCATCGAATTTGCGGTCCTTGTGCAGCTTCCCGAGGATCCACTTCTGCTTGCCGGACTGCAGATCCACCATGTTCAGCAGCTTCTTGCCTGCGTTGCCGAGGTGTCGGGTCAGGTCGCCGTGCTTCTTCGGCTCGTTGGTGGCGAACTCGATATCCGAGTACGTGATCAGGCCCGAGTTGATCGCCGACTCATACCCGAGAAGTGCTTTCACCATGCGGTCCTGCTTGTTCGTCCAAAACTCCTGAACGACAGCACGTTTCGTGACTGGACTTTCTCCGGCCTTCGCCGCCCATCCACCCAGGGTGGCGGTGTAGTACGCGGGGTCGCCGTAGCACAGCATCACCTTGTAATTGCGGCGGATATAGTTCCACTTCGCAGTCAGCGCAGCCTCGTCGACTTCCCAATCCTCCGCGTGCAGAGGGCATTCGGCCAAGTACTCCAGCTGCTGCAGCCCGGTGCGGACATCGGTCATCACCAGCGCGGTGGCGTCCCGGAACCGGGCGCCGTCGAACCCGACCGTCACGTACGCGCCGCGGCGAATGTGCAGCTCAGGCCGTGCCAGGTCCTTCCACAGCCCCAGGTTGAACGCCTGGGCGCCCTGCTGGGTCCACCGGTTGCACCACACCCGCTCCAGGTACGGCTTATCCGCGCCGGGAATGTCCCACTGCGACGCGAGATCCTCGACGTCGGTGCGCGCCGCCAGCGCCGGCCCGGACGCCTCCCGGATCGCCTCGCAGCGATCCTCGAAGCTGTCCATATCCCAGTCGTCGGATGCCTGCCGGTGGAAGTAGAACATGCGGGGGCGCTTGATCTCTCCCCGCAGCATCGCCTCGGCCTCGAAGTGATCGGTCTCGGCGACTGAGTTCTGGCCGGGCGCGCCGGCCGTCGTCGTCGACATCGACCACGGATCCTGCGCGACCCGCTTACCGGTGTTCGCTTCCATCGTCGTTACCGCGTCACGCTCCGACGGCAGGTACAGGCGGTGCGTCTCGTCGAACGCGTTGAACGTGGTCCGGCCGCCGTCGTTGGAGTCCGGCGCGTTGGCTAAGGGGACGACCTTGCCGTCCGCCTTCCCGCGGTGATCCTTTCGAATCACCCGCTCCAGCGAGCAGTCGAACAGCTCCTTCTCGGGTCCCTCTTCGCAGATGTACTTGAGCGCACCGAAAGCCAGCTCCGACACCTGCAGCTTCGCGTTGGCCAGCATCGGGATGTACGGGTCGACGACCGGCCTGCCCTGCTTGAGCGTGCCATCACGGTTGAAGCCGTTGAAACGCACGGGGCTCCCCGGGTGCAGCTCCGCGTAAGCGATCAGCGCCATCAGTTCCGTCTTCGCGAAGCCCTTGCGCACCGACACCGCGATGCGCTTCCACCTCCGCCGGCCCTCACGCGGGTGACCTTTCGGCCACACCTCGAACGCCCGGTAGATGATGAACTGCCGGTCCTCGTCGAGGACCAGGGGCTGGCCCTTCAAATCGCCCGGCCCGAAGACAGCACCGGTGTAGCCGTTGTAGCCCTGCAGGAAGTCGCAGACCTGGTCACCGAGCGAGGGATAGAACTCTGCCTCGATCGGCGGAACGATCAGATCCATGAGCGGCTATGCGCCGCCGGCGACAACCCTGAATTTGGCGCGCGGATCGGCGGCCTTCGGTGCAGTCCTCTTCGCCGGCGGGGTCGTGCCCGATGTCTTCTCCGGTGAGGTGATCTCCCACTGCAGCGTTCGCCGCGACATCGGCGTGAGACCGAACTGCACCATGATCTGCCGAAACTCGCCCGCCAGCGCCTTGGCCGCGGTCACCTTCGTTGCCGGATCCAGCATCGCCTGGTAGATGCGCGCCGCGACGAACAGCAGGTGCACATCGGCATCAATCCACTGGTCCCGCGGTTCCGACGTCCACAGATCATCCCACCACTCGGTGACCGACGGGTACCACTCGATGCTGTCGGGCAGTGTCGGAGTTTTGCGTTCTACCGCCTGCTCAGCGGTGGCCGCGGGTTCTGCCGGAGGCTTCGCTGGAGCGGCCTTCTTGACCAGCGTCGCGCGGGTCGATGTCTTGTTCCGTCGCGTCCGGATGGACGGATCCTTGGCGATGGGTCCAGGCATGGGCGGGCTCCTATATCAGGAAGGGACACTTGGCATCCCATAGCGGGAGCGCCAAAGCTGTTGCGCAGGAACGTATTTGAGAAGTTCAGACGGCATATCCGGGGTTACCGAAAGCCGCGGTGAAGTTTTTCTCCCAACCCGTACAGGGCATTTTTCACAGTGCATATCGGTGTCCGGCTGAGGTCCCCGGGGAGGGGTGGAGGCCAGGGTGGGCAGTGTTACCGCAAGGTCAGGGGCGTGATCGGCCGTGTGCGGCTTGGCGTTGGGTCTCGATGCCGTGACACCAGCGACAGGCGGCTATGAGGCGGCCTCGGTCGATGGCCTTGGCGCGTCTGCGTCCTGTAGCTGCAACGCCGTCGCGGTGGTGTGCCTCGTTGGCGTATCCGGTGCAGCCCTCGTGCTGCAGCTGGCACTGATAGCCGGCGTCGCGGAGGCAGTCGTCTCGTGCTGCTCTGGTGGCTCGTGTGGAGCCTTGGCCTGTGGTGTTGCCCTTCCACGCGTTGGCCTTCGTGTGCTCGACGCAGTAGCGGTCTGAGGTGATGAGCTCTGTGCAGTCAGGCGCTGGGCAGCGACGCGGTGCTCGTGGCATCAGCGGTTGAGTGAGTGCTGAGCCGAGGCAACGAGACCTGTGGTGATGTAGGCCGGCTGAGACCCTTGCTTGGGGAACAGGCTCACGCCACCGAATCGATCGCCATCGTTGTCGTAGGCCATCCATCCGACCAAGTAGTACGTAGTCTGCTGGGACGGAAGGCTGGTCGCCGGGCCCATCAGTGTCGCGCTCCAGCAGTCGATGCAGTTCATTCACTGCGTCGTCGAGCTTGGCGTAGGCAGATCGCCATTCGGGGCTTCGTGCTTCCATCAGTGGTGTGCGCCTGGTCCGTGGCCAAACACACGAACAAAATACTCGGTGGCCAGGCCCTTGGCCTTGGCGTCGCTCATGTACTTGCGGAGCAGGGTGTAGAGCGTGGTCCAAGGCTTCGGGCTGCTGGCCCACTTGGCTCGGCCTTCCCCACTGGTCCAGTAAGCGTTGAGTGAAGCGGAGGCGCCGACACCGGGACTGCTGTCGGCGCCTCCAGCCATCAGGGGGCCTTTTACTCGGTGGTTTCGGCCGGCGCGTCGACCGGCTCGTCGGACACGGGCGGTTCGACGGGTTCGACCGGCTGCTCCACCGGGGCGTCGGGAACGACGTCGTCGAGGGCCTGCGCGGCGGCCTTCAGCGCGGTGAGGTCGGGGGCCTGGCCCTGGGCGACCTGCTCTTCGAGCTTGGTGATCTCCGAGCTGATCTCATCCTTGGCGCGGGTGAGCTGGGCGGCGATGGCGTCGACGGCGTCCTGGGTTGCGGACATGGCGATCTCCTTGATCTGCGTGATGGTTTCTTCCGTCAGGGTGACGGGCTGCGGTGTTGCAGTCTGTCGGCGGAAGGCGTAGACGATGGCGCCGAGGAGCACGATGGCGGTGATGCCGATGGCTTTGTCCACGGGTCAGAACTCCTGCCTCACAGCGGATATGAGCCGGTCGACTGTGGTGCACCAGAACTGTTCCTGGTAGGTGCACCAGAGGCCCTGGTATTGGCCGCAGCGGCAGTCCGGCTGGTGCCGGGAATGGCGGGCCTTGTCCAGGGCGGCGTTGAGTTGGTCCAGGGCGGTGGGCGCTTTGATCGTCATTCGGCACTCCCCTCGACTGGGGGCACGAAAAAACCGCTGGTCCGGTCCGGACACAGCGGTGCTTGACCATTAGCGTACTAGAAAGTACCTCCAACGTCCTCAAAAGCACCTGTGTTCCTTTCATCGAGATCTGTTCATGCGTCGTGTTCGGAGACTGGTGACGTAGTCCTTGACCGATCCGACGAGGTATTCCGGGGCGCCGTCGGGTCCGCAGCGCTGTTCGATGTGGCCAGCGCGAGCCCAGTTGTAGATGTCTTTGCGCGTGCGGTCGAGGGCGTGGGCGATATCGCGGGCCGACATCCATTCGTCATCGGCATCGTTCAACAGGTTGGGTCGTGGCCGCGTCCAATGGATATCGAGGGACGCCCAGTGCTCGTCGAGGCGGTGTAGGTCACCGGCTGGGTCTTCGCACATGCCCTGCGCGATGCGCTGGACCAGGCCGCGGTACGAAAGGGCGACGCGCTTGGCCTTGTCTTCGCGATTATCTTCGGGCCATGGCCATGGGCGGGTGCGCCAGCGGGTGGGTGGCTGAGCTGGCTTCCGGTTCTCTTCAGACATCGGTACCAGTCCGATATTCCGAGCCGCGGTAGAGCGCGGTCTTGTCGACCGTGATGGTCAGGTCGGCGTCTTCGATCACCCCTGCAAGCAACTCAGTGACGGGTTGGAAGCGCAAGGATCGGCGTTGTTCTTCGTAGCTCGGCGGGGTGACCTGGGTTGGAATCTCTGGCCAGGAGAGGAGACCTTTGAGGAAGTCGAAGTGGTCGTGCTCGGTGAACTTCCGGCGGCTGACCTGTGTCCAAATACCGGACCAGCGCGTGCGCCAACTGCCGGTTCCCTGATCGATGACGACGTTGAGCTCGGCGTGCGGCCCGTAGAGCAGGAAGTCGTGAGGATGCATGTCGCTGGTACTGCTGTCGAAGACCGGGGTTTCCCAATCTCCCAGGACGTAAAGGCGGAAGCGGCGTTCGACCATCATGCGACGTGTTCCCGGCCGCCGTACAGCACCAGGTACCCGACCTGTGCCTGTTGCTCGGTGGTGAGGTCATCCCATAGGTCGATCATCCGGTCGGCGATGAGCAGGCTGATGGTTCGCTTGTGGGGGTAGGTGATCCACTGTTCGCGGGGGAACTGCATGATCGGCGGCGGCAACGGAACGATCGGCGGCGGGAGAGGTTGGTCGACGGTGCTGATCTCGATGGTGCGGGCGGTGGGCCTCGGCTCACTGGAAGGTTTCAGGTGATTGGCCCAGTCGGGGCCGAATTCGACGGTGCTGAACTCGCTGTCAGGCAGCGTCCAGAGAGCCGCCATCTTCTCGGAGTACCGGGCGGCGACGCGCGTCTCCAGTTCTTCGAGCTGGACTGTGGTTTCAGGCATGGGTTGCTCCGGGTTCGCAGTCGCAGGGCAGGGTGAGGCAACACGTTCCGCAGATGCCTTGAGGTGCTGTGGTGTTCAGGTCGATATCGGTGATGGTCGACAGTGAGCTACCCGCAATGCCGACGTCGCGCACCTCGCGGGACTTGACCTTGGGCTTCTTGTGTTTCGGTTCGGCTTTCCAGGAGCGCTGGTCGTCGGCGGCCTGGCGGCGGGATGCGGATGCTTTGTCGGTGCTGGTGGCGCGGTCTTCGGGGCGTTCGTGGCCGTCGATGATGACGTCGAGTTCCTCGGCGATGATGGCGCCCCAGCCGGGTTCGCGGAGGTCGATGCCGTCGGCTTTGATCTTGTCGATCAACTGCTGGAGTCGGTCGAGGCGTTGGTATGCCTCATCGAATAGCCACAACTCGGTGTTCCCTTCTATGACGCGGCCGGTGAGCCAGTCGTATTCGCGTTCGGACCAGGATGATCGGCCGCGGGGTGTGCAGTTGGTGTTTTCGCAGGTGATGATGGTGGTGCCGTCGTCGCGGCCTGTGGGGTATCCGCAGCGGGGGCATGGCATCGTGAACATTTCGCGTAACCTGGTGTGCCCCAAGTGTTTTCGCACAAGGTGGTGTAGGTTTACGAGTTTCTGTAGGACCTCGATTCCGGTCACGGTCCGGGTTTCGCGGGCCTGCCCTCTCGGTCCCCATCCGTTGCAGTCGTCGCACACCGCGGCCGCCAGCCGTGCGCGCTCCAGTTCACGGCTCGCGGCCTGGTGTTCGGGAGATCCTGCCGCAACGGCCCCGACAACGTCTTCCGCTGTGTCGATCAGGGCGCGATGCTCGTCGCATCGCGCCGGATGCGCCCACACCCGCACCGGCGCCTCAGGCTCGGCCGCGAGGACCGCCAGGCTGTTGAGCACCATGCGGTGCTGCCCCGACAACACCGGCCACGCACGCGGGCTCGAAAGCCAATCCCACGTTCGCAACGCGATCGACCCGACCTGCGGCGGCTTCTTCTTCCCGTCCTTCGGGTCGACGGCCAGCGGCAGCCGGCGCGCACCCGTCGGCTTCGCCATGCCCCGCCGGTCGGCGACCATCCCGGCGGCGATATCGATCCACTCCGCGATATCCACCATGAGTCGATCGTTCGTCGCGTTGAGCAGCACCGTCGGCGACGGCGTGGAGTGCACCACCTCCCCCTGCGCGGCCTGGCGATGCCCGATCGTCACCAACAGCTCAGCCCAGTCCCGTGGGAGCTGCTTGACCGCTTCGGCGTACGTCTTGCTGCACGTCTCGCACAGCCCGGCGGCCTGCTCGGTCAGCGCGGGCTGCGATTCATTGGCGTCGTCGAGAGTGGCGGCCCGGCACCGCGACCCGGACACGCACGGATAGATGCGGTCTTGCGGGCCGCGGCGGGCATCATTCGTCGAACGCTCAAACACGCGGACCCGCATCGCTCGGGTCTACGACGGCGCGGCGCACGGTCATAAACAGCCACTCATCCGCGTTGTCTGCGTGGTCCTCGCACATGCACTCGCTCGGGTCACTGAACTCGGCGATGAACCCGTGGCGCATCGCGATCAGATCAGCCTGCGCGCGGTCTTCGACCCTTATTGCACGCCCCTGATCGAACACCGAACCGCCCAGCTCAGCGTCCAACAGGCCCATCGCGTAACCGGCAGCGAACGCTGAGTCGTCGTGTGGGCCGCCCTTCGACTGCACCGACACGAATGGCATCACCAGATCAAACCCGTTGTCGTCATCCATCTTTCGTTCACCTTTCCTCGGTTTGATAATCAGGTCTTATGTCAGCTAGAGGACGGTGCCGTGACTTCGCGGACGACGTCGCGCAGCTTGTCGGCAGCAGCCGTCGGCTGAGGCGGGTCTGGGTACTGAATAGCGCCTGCCAGACGAAGTTCTTTGAGTAACGCGCTCGGGCGCTTGTCGCAGCCCACGCACTTGTTGTCATCGGCCAGGGCCGTCGAGCCGTCGCGTGCGATACACGGTGTTTCGCTCGTTTTCGCGCGAGGGCAGCCGACGTGCTCGGGGTCTTCGTTGTAGCGACCGTAGTCGCAGATGCCTTTGCTCATGGATTCATCCTTTCACCGATAACGTTGCGGTATGTCATTCGCCCAGTAGTGGTTTCACCGCGTCGAACAACGCCGCCTTCGGCTTGTCCGCGGCGTCGACGAGCCCAAAGTTGCCGCCATCTCCGATGGTGTCGCGCCAGCAGAACAACCACTGATGATCGGTGTGCGCACCCATATCCGCCGACTGGGATGGCAACCACTTCGCGGCATTCGGGACACCGACTCGACCTGTGTCGAAACCGATCTCAGTGAACGCGTACGGCCGGGTGTCACCGTGCTGGGCGCGGAGCGCGTCGAGTTCCTGGATGACGGTGATCCCGTACGGGGCCTTGCTGGGGTCGCTGAACTTCTCGTCGACGGTCAGCGCGTACGGGTGGTACCCGAACAGGTCATAGTCCCTCGTTTCTGCCTCACCAGCGGCGTACAGGCCGGCCAGCCACGTCACCGGCGAGTAGTTGCGCAGCCACAGCTTCTTTCGGTCCGGGTAGGCGGCGAGGCCGGCGGAGATCACCTTCGCCCCGGAGTCCCGGATCGGTTTCGCCGCGGCGCGCAGGTACTTGAGGTAGTCGGCTGGGGTGCCGATGCCGAATGTCCAGAGGTTCGGTTCGTTCCACACCTCGTAGTACGGGGCGCCGAAGATGCCGACCACACGCTGCGTGAACGCGGCGAAGCTGTCCGGGGTCTTGGTGCGGGGGTAGTGGATGCCCAGCACCGGCAGCGCGGTCAGCCCGGCCTTGCTCAGGGCGTCCGCGGCGCGCTGCACCGGCGCGTAGTTCACCTTGCCGAAGAAGTTCGCCAGGATGCCCCAGTCCACAGCGAACCGGACACTGGTGAACCCGTACTCGGCGATCCTGGCGCACACTCGGTCCAGGTCCGGTTGGGTGAGCTGCACGAGGTTCGACTGATTGATCCCGATCATCGCTCGACCGCCTCAGCAGCAGACAGGGCGGTGGCGGCCATGTCCATCTGCGTTTCGTTGTAGAGGTTTTCGAGCCACGCCCACACAGCGTCGGAACCCTTCGCGACGAGCAGCCGAGTCGGTTCGTCGGCCATCGTGTATCCGCCGGCCAAGTAGCAGCCAGACCAGCTCTTGCAGGTACCGTCCGGTTGGGGTTCTCTGCGGTCTTGGCCCTCGTACCGCGGCCGTGCGGTGTGGAACTCGACGAACCTGCCGCGTGGGTAGTAATCGTGACGAGCGAGCCGGTGGTGCGCCGGCACGGACGGTAGGTCCCAGCCGGTTCCGATCACGAGGGTGATCTCAGCGTCGGGCCCGCCTACCGTCATGTGCAGCTCGGCGTTGTGGCGTCCGTGGGATCTGCCGGTACCCGGATTGCAGGTGTCGGAGCCGTGCACGCAGGGCTGCACGCCGATGCAGTCGTAGGCCGGCTGAACAGTGACAAGACGTTCCAGGGCGCTCATCGGTTGATCAATCCCTGGAATGCGTGCCACACCAGCCCAGACGGGGTGACGACGGTGCCAATGAACCAGTCGGGGTTGATCCCGTCCGGCATCGGGTTGCCGGTACCCACTACGTAGATCGCCAGGGTCTTCGGCGGACCGCTCTCGTAGTCGGCAGACCACAGGTCGAGCGCATGGTTCTGCAGCTCCGGGATTCGTGACATGGCCACCGATAGGGCCTTTCCGGAGGCCGGGAGATCGATCTCCTGGTAGTCGGTGATGGCAATCTGGTGGCGGATGATTCTCATCGGGCACCGCCGGCGTGACTCGTGGCGATCGCGGCCCGGGCCTCAACCTGCAGGCGCTGGAACGCCGCGGCGTAGAGATCCCACTGGCCGTGTCGGATGCCGATGAGTGCGGCGTTTCCGACGACCTCGACAGCGGCGTCGTACGCCTCTTCGGCCAGAAGTGTCTCGTAGTCGGGATCCAGGGTCATGGTTCTTGGGGGTCTCAGTCCCATCAGGAGCTCCTATCGGTGGTTTCGGTGGGTGGTTCCTTGCGGGCGCGGATCTCGGCGAGCTGAGCGGCGATCTCGGCGCGGTGGCGTTCGGCGATCGCGGCGTGGTCAATGTGGTCGCAGCGCGTCGCCCCGGTCCGGTAGCCGTTCTCGTCGCAGAGCTGGCAGTCGGCGATCGCAGCGGCGCGCTGCTCGTCGACGGTGCGGCCATCGAGGTCTTGGGCGGTGAAGCCGGCGATGTCATCGGGTTCACCGCCGAAGGGTTCGTACGGGTCGCGCATCATGAGCTGCACCCCGTGCTGACCATCGCGAGATCCCAAGGCTTGATGACCGTCCACGGGTTGGTGTCGAGATCCCGGATCGTCTGCGCCCAGATCGGCGTCAGGGCGCAGTTCCAGCGGTGGTACGGGTCCAGCGGGCAGTCGCACGACGGTGATGGCCGGATGGCGCGCCAGATGTCCCGCAGGAATCCGCCCAGCCCCGGGAAGATCGAGTCACATACCGCCGCGTGCTCCTCGATGTACGCGTCCCCGACGGCGAGTGCCTCGGCAGGAACGGTCGCCGGCCACGCGAGGTGCTGGCGCAGCTCGACGGTCGAGATCTGTTCAGGCATGGCCGACCTCCGCTGGTTCGTGCGGTTCGTGGGTGCACTTGCGTCCGGGCTGGGCGGCGATGCCGTCGGGGCCCTTCACCCAGCCCGCTTCGTCGCAGTCATCGCACAGGGCGAGCCGTCGGGCCTTCTCGGCTCTCACCGCGGTGTCCCATTCGTCGTATGCGCGCCGCGCGTCAGCGCAGGCGCCGCAACCCTTGGTGGACGGTTCGTTCCGATGAAGGCTGCAGCGAGGAGATGGGGGGACGTTCGGGTCGGGGGCGATCGCTAGGTGACGTTCCCTACTTACGTAACCCCTATTTGTAGAGGTAGCTGTAGTAGGAGAAGCTGTAGCTGTAGTAGGGGCCGGGTTGATCGTGGGGTTAACGCCACCCTGGCCGTAAGGGTTAACAGCCGGGTTATCGACTGGGTTGATTGTGGGGTTAACGCCCCCGTTAGGGTCCGGGTTGTACGGCGGAACATCAGCCGGATCAACCGCCCTCTGCGCCAGCATCTTCTTCACCTCGTCGCGCTTCCAGCCGTTCAAATCCGGCTCCGCCTTCACGAGCTTTTGCACCTCGTGGACGATCACGCCACGCAGAATCTTCGACCCCATCGCCGCCCTTGCGTTGGCCATCGTCACCGCCATATTCGGCGTACGCCACAACCCGTCGTGCTTGATCCACGACCGGATCAAGCACTCCTCGGTGACGTCATCGAACAACACGAACAGGCGCTCAGAGAGAATCTGCGCGGCGGCGAGAAGCCTTATAACAGTCCAGTCCTCAGCGCACTGGGTCATCTTCCCCGGCCGCCAATCATGGCCTCCGCAGTACGTCCTATCGGGGCTAGTCCACAGCGTCCAGTAGAGGTTCTGGGCGTCCACGGGCAAGTCCCGGAAGTCGTCGTCACCCCAGATGTCGAGGTTGACTCGCGTGTGATCCCTAGGCATCGGCGGACTCCAACTCGTCGAGTTCGTTCATGATGGCCTCGTCGCGCTTGCGCTTTCTGTTCATGGAGTCCGCCATCCAACTCAGCGCCTCTGAACGTTCGATCTGGCAGACTGGATCGCCGCAGTCGCCTTCCCCCCACTGCCTGTGCGGGCAGTAGGCAGAGGAGATGGAATCGTCGCCCAGAAGGCCACCCGCGTACGTCTCAGAGGACTGAACGTGCTCCGCAATCTGCGAGTTGGTCCATATCGTCACCAATTTCTCCTCGGAAAGCGCCGCCCGAGAAACGATTTCGGCAGCGCAATCCACGTCCTGCTTCAGTCGGCGCCAGCAGCAGCCGCAAAAGTACTTCCAGGTGTCTTTCGCCTTAACGGCCATCGCCACATCGACAAGTTCAATCAGGTCGTCGATTCGCAGGCCGGCTCTAAGGAGCTGATCAATGTCGGCCTTCCAGCTACCCGGCAGGTCGAAAGTGTCGCCACGCCAGTTCGTCCAGGTGTTCCATTCGTCTAGGAACGCCGTATGCAACCGAGCTCTTTGCTCGCGGTCCAACGCACGTTCGTCGGCGACGATCTGGAGGGCTTCTGCCATCGCTTCGGCGGTCCGCGATACCTCCGCGATGAGCGGGGAATCAGTTATCTGTAACGACTCCGGAGGTGTGTACGACTGTGTACGACGTGGAGTCGACACCACTGAATGTCCCTTGGAGACAGTGTTATCTGTAACGGTGTAACCGACGTGAGATCGCATCAGCCGACTCCGCGTGGCATCATGTAGTACCGGCATCCGCAACTGCACTCGGCGTGTACTGCTCGGATTTTTCCAGTGGACTCATCGAACGCGGTCACGTTCATGTGCGAACCCTCCATGTGCCCGCACGCAGGGCAGCGCGACAGCTTGGCCTTCAGGGATTCGGGCATAGATAAGCAGACCGCGTGATGCGGGAGGCCAATCCGACCGCCATTGAGGTCAAACTCCGCCTCGCCCTCTGGGATATCTTCACCGCACGTTGTGCACTGATCCGCCATTTTCACTTCTCCTAACTTTGAGTTCCTTCGTCGTGCACATGCGAAGCTGATCAGCTGAAGCCGGACACGCCCTACCCATGTGTAATTGGTTGGGACCGTTGGCGATGGGCGCGTCCGTCCGGTTCGTTACAGATAAGCACCGCTGGCATTGACGCCTTGCCAGCGTTGCAGTCCCTGCAGAGCGTCTGGAGGTTCGATGGATCATCCGACCCGCCCAGTGCGACGGGGATGATGTGGTCGATCTGGAGTTCAACCTCGGGTGCTCGGCGACCGCACTTTCGGCAGGCCTCACCGTCGCGGGTCAGGATCTCGTATCGGAGACGTTTCGAGACAGCCATTTACTTGGTGCCCTGCTTGGTTCCGATGACGGCGTCCCACTGTGCGACAGTCCATGCGACATCCCCAGCCGCGGTGTGGCGGGCGTAGTCCTCCGCCTTCACGCCGCGGTAAGCGGCGAGTGCATCGGACTTCCAGGGAGGGCCGTCTGGCGTGTAGAACAACGGGGGCTTACCGTCTAGCCGTGAAGCCGTTGCGAGTGCCCCGAACACGATGCTGGATATATCGAAGGGATGATAGTGGTAGCTCGGTGTCATCCCGTGCTTCACGATCAGCTTGTCGATGCGCGGCAGGTCGAATCCCGGGTTGCACGCGACGACGAGCGCACCGCGGGTGACGATGTTCATCATGACGGCGGCATCGAATTCTGTTGCCGCGTCGCTACGCACATACCGGTTGAGGTAGTCGTCGACGAACTGCTGCCCGTGCGGCGCCTTCGCGAGTTCGTCCAGCCAGTGCGCGGGGTCGTGACGGATCCGGAACTCCGTCTTATCCTCACCGCCGGCGGCGAACCGCCTTACCGCCGCGAAGTCCCACACAGGCGCGTCCGGGTGAAGGCCAAGGGTCTCGGTGTCGATGAAGCAAATATCCACTGTATCAATACCTTTCACGCATCGTAACGAGTCCTTATGTAAACCTGGCGGCTTCGCGCTCTACGAACTCCAGAAGCTCTGCAGCACGTTGCTCGGCCTCTGATGGCGGCAGCCCCCGGCCCTTGCAATACCGCAGGAGGTCGCGTCGCAGCAGGTCGCGGAAATCTGGCGTTCGCGGAGCGCGTTTACTCTCAAAATTGGATGCATGGCCGCCACCCTGGGCGTTTCCGTGCCACAGCACGCCGCCCGGTTGAACCTCCACGTATGGGCTGCCCGGATTGATCGTCTCGCCGCAGTCGCAGCGAACGTTGCCCAAGTAGGCATCGTGGCAGTCGCTCATGGTGTCCTCTCTGTGCTGATAAGTGGGCGCTGTGGTGCGGCGGGGTTGTTGGCGAGTTCCAGCAATACCGATGCGTGACAGGCGCGTTCGGGTGGGCACCAGCAGCACAAATCCCGGCCAGCCAACGTGTGGAGTTCGCCGATGATTTGGCCACGCTTGCGCGTCAGGATGGGCGGCAGCTCGGCGCAGGGCAGTTCCGTCAGGCCGCGGATGTCACCGGTGTCGAGCCATGCCCGGTACAGGGCGACGGCGCGCTCCTGGACGAGGGCGGAGGCATCGGGCCCGCCGGGGATGCGGTAGTGCACGTTGATGTCGTCGTGCACGTATACGGACTTGTAGTCGGCGCCGACCTTGAACGGGTTGCCGAACACCGTTGGGCGGCCTACGTAGACGGCGCCGGCGGGGATACCAGCCTCCCCGGCACGGCGCTTCCGCTGCACGCGATTAGGCATTGAGCACCGCCGCGTTGATACGGGCGATCACGTCTGCGGGTGGTGTCCAGAGTCCGAGCGCGCCACGACACGGGATGCCGGGGTCGGTCACCGGGTTGGTGCTGATCGGTCGCGGGTTGGCCAGGACAAGGTGGTACGCATCGCGCTCTGCCCACGATCCGCAGCAGGGGGTTGGCGGCCCGACCAGCGCGAGGCCTTCCCTTCGGGTTAAGCAGGCATGGGCATAGTGCACATCGACGAGATCAACGACTCCGAGGATGACGCCGTAGTCGAACACCCGCGGCGCGGTCACCCACTCGGGCGCATGCTTCGGCAGCCGGCGAAGCGCCTCCTCGTCCGCCTTCAGCCCGGCGTGGATCGCGACGGGTCCGCGGTACTTGCCGGCGATGTTGCGGGTGCGGTTCTCGATGTTCTTTCCCTGGTTGATGATCTGCCAGGCCCACGGCTGGCGGACTGTGATGGCGCGGATCATGCGGCTTCCTCGATTCCGCCGTCATCGTCGAGCAGCACCAGGCGCCGCGCCCCCAATACCCGGTCGAACCGCGACACCTTCACATCCGCCGGCACCCTCCGGTCACCACGCGGGATCGTCCACCCCTCAGTGATCGATTCCTCCGGGTGCTCGGTGACCCAGCCGTGGCAGCCGGTGGTGCCGGATCCGCAGAGCAGCATCAGATTCGATAGGGTGTCCAGGCGGCCTTGGGATCGGTTGCGTCGGTGGTGGGCGTTGTTGGCGCCCCAGATGCCGCAGATTTCGCAGCAGCCATGAGCGCGTTCATACAGCTGCGCCCGGGTCTTCGTCGCCACACTCATGACGCGGCTTTCTCTTCTGACTCAGCCTTCGGGAAGTCGTCGACGATGAGCCTTCTGCGCCACGACTCGGCGTGGATGACGTCCCACCGCTCGATGTGCGAGACGGTGGTCTTGTTGATGTCGGCGTCGTCGAGGTAGGTGATGTTCCATCGGAGGCTTCCGTCATCGCGCTGTTCACGAACGGCGATGGAGCCGGCGTCTGACCGCCGGATCATGCCGGCCGGGTCGCCGCACCTCTGTTGGTTCAGGGCCGCCATGGCGCCTTCGATGACGTTGCGCGCCGTCTTGTAGGAGTCCGAAGACGTTCCGCTGATCTCTAGTCTTGCCGCTTCTCGGAGGGTGGAAATGTCTTTGTACGTCAGGAGTATTTGTCCCGGAACGGGTTTCAGCTCGGCCATCGTCGTCACGCTCGTCCGGCGTTGGCGACGACAGGCTGCCAGTCGGATTGCATGGTTTGGACTTGACGGCTGACGACGTGGACGGTGTCGGCGATCTCGGGGGCGTTGAGATTCCGGTAGATGCTCTGGATTCGTTCGACCGTCTCGGCGGCGGACTTCGCGGTCAGGAATACGCATCCCTGCCCGGTGCCATCGGCGGGCGACCGCGTCGGCACCTCGTCGATGATGCTGTCGCCGAATCCACCGACGTAGCCGCGGTCTCCGATCTTGACGGCGTACTCGGTGTGAGTGATGACAACTGGCGCCATGTCAGTCAGTCCTCTCGTCGGTGTTGTCCTGGCTGCGGTCGCAGACGCAGGGGTCGGTGATCATGGGGACATCACCCCACTGGGCGCACCTCATCGGCGGGCCCCGTAGATGCCGCCGACCAAAGCGATGGTGTCGGTGTCCGGCTGGGCGAGGTTCTCGTCGATCTCCCCCGGGTGCAGGTGCAGATGCAGCCCTTCGGGGCGGAACGCCAACGTGACCATCGGGTCGTCGATGATGGCCAGGGCGGCGTGCAGGCGCCGGCTCGACACTGCGATCTTGCGGTGCCCGCCGTGATGAGTCACCTGCAGCTCGTCCGAGATGTTGCCCGTGGCGCTGTGGGTGGTGGTCACTGAGAGGAGGCCGTCGTCGACATCCAGGTCGACCTGGGCGACGAGGTCGTCGGCGATCGACATGGCCCGCTTCAGCATTGACTGCAGCGCTTCCACGGGGATGGTGGCGGTGGCGAAGAACTGCGGCCAGGCCATGATCCGGCCGGTGTCCGGGAAGCGTTCCTTCTCCTCCAGTTCCAGGACGCGGGTCATGACGGTGGTGGATTTGGTGCGCAAACCGAACATGGATCCGTTGAACAGGACCTCCACGTCGCCGGTGGTGTGGTCGGAGAGGGCTTTGATGGTGGCCAAGACGTCGGCGGCCGCGACGCTGATCTCCTTGTCCTCGTGCCCGGACCACGGGATCCTTCGGTTGCCGATGATGTAGCGGTCTGTCGCGCGCAGGGTGATCTGGTCGGGTGTGCATAGCATGTTCAAGGCGGCGAGGTTCGCGGGAAGGACATCGTTGGAGGCGAACCCGCCCACCACCTTCACGGCCTCGGTGAACAGATCGCGGTCGACCGTTCCGATCAGATCCTCGCTGGCCATGGCGGGTAGGTGCGGGTAGTCCTGCACCTGCATCATCGGGAGCTGGAAGACGGTGCGCCCAGCAGCAATCAACAGCTGGTTGCCGTCCACCGTGACCGTGGTTTCGGTGTCCTTCTTCGGGAGGTTCCCGGCCACCGCGCCCAGCAGCCGGCCGGACACGAGAACTGTGTCGGTGTCCATCACATCCGCCGGGACCACCCGAACGGTGGCGCGGTCGTAGTTGAAGCTCGACAGGGTGACGGTGCCGATCTGCGCTTCGATCAGGACACCACCCATGACGGGTGATGTGGATTTCGTTGCGATTGAACTGATCGCAGCGTTGATCGCGTCGGCCAGGGCCGCGGAGTTGATGCCGAATTTCACAAGTCCACCCCAGCCCTGTTGAACAGGTCGATTGCGTCGTCCTCGGTGAGGATGAAGACGCGGGCGCCGGGTCGGAAGTCGTAGGCCGACAAGCCTGGCGGGAAGTCGCCGGTGATGAGAACCTGGCTGGGTTCGGAAACCGAGATTTCGCCGTGCGCGGTGGCTTCGCCGCGCAGATAGGTGAGTGTGGGGTGATCTGCAGTCATGGTCATGCCTTCTGATCGACGTTGAATGGTCATGCCGCGCATCCGATTACGGGGAGCAGCTGGTGGAGTGCGGCGACGGCTTGCTGCGGGCACACGCCGTTGCCGATGATGCGGAGCTGGTCGTTGCGGGAGATCCCAGGCACATCAGTAACCCAGCCGACAGGCCAGCCCATCATCCACTCAGGGAAGGCGGGTGCGAGGCGGGGATTGCCTTTAGTGTTGGGCTCTGTCGGCGACGGGGCGGGCCGAGTCAAGTACTCCCAGCGGCGGATCGAGGGCTCGTATCTGCCCCAGTTCGAACCGATTTCACGAGTCGCACGGGCGCACAGCGTGACGAGGTCGTCGCCGCCCGATCCGTCGCGCGCTGCGCGCGCAAAGTCGGGACCACGTTCGGCGTCGGCGGCGGCCGGAGTCGGCAAGTAGTGCTCGATTGCCCCGAGAGCTGGGGACTTCCGAGAGTGCTCGCTGGGCGAATCGTTGCGCTTGTGGTCGGTGGACTTCGGCGTAGGGAGCAGGGCTACATCTGCATCACTGCGCTGGGCAACATCAGGTCGCCCGCCGATCCCCTCTGATTCGGCCCGCCCTTGGTCCCATCCGTCGCTCGCGGCGTCGGAAGAAGATGGCTTCCCAGCACCTCCGCTAACGAGCCATTGCCGTCGGCTACGTGCTGCCTTGCCGCTGGCGCCGTCATTGAGGCGTTGCCGTCCATAGCCCTCGGCGTCGGCAGGGTGGGCGAGCATAAAGACGCGCTCCCGCTGGTGGGGGGCTCCGACACTGGCAGCGGAAACAGTTGCCCACTGCGCGTCATACCCGAGGTCGGCCAGGTCTCCGAGAACGGCGCCGGCTGCTCGGAGAGCAGATCCACCTGCCCCGTCTCCCACAGTTGCGTCTGCGGATTCCACTCCGCGATGGGCTTCGGCACTGAGCAGTCCTCTCACATTCTCGATCACCACAAACTTGGGCCGCAGCGCGGCAATAGCGTTGGCGTACATGGCCCACAACCCAGATCGGGTTTCCGGACCGAGGCCCGCACGCCTACCAGCAGCAGAAACGTCCTGGCACGGGAACCCGCCGCACAACACATCAACCGGCGGGATGGCAGCCCAGTTCACGGATGTGATGTCGCCGAGGTTCGGCGCATCCGGGAACCGATGCCGGAGCACCTTGCCCGCAGGGTTCATCCGAGGATGGCCCTTCTCGTCGTGCAGGATCTCCAGCTCGCACTGCCACGAGACCTTCCCGCCGAACACCTGCTCCACGGCCATATCCAGGCCGCCAGCACCCGAGAACAACGATCCGATGCTCAGCATGGGTAGTGAGGCATCAGTTCGTCGGCGCGCAGCGTGTCGAGCTGCCCACCGGGAGTGCCTTGGAAAGTGACCAAGACGCCGGGGCCTCCGAGTTCGAAGATCCAGTCCATGCAGCCGCCGCACGGTGTGAATCGGTCACGCTCGGCAGCGATGACGATCGCGACGGCGGGGCCGTCGCCGGCGGATGTCATCGTGGTGAGGGCGTTGACTTCGGCGTGTACGTCGTGGGCACGGAACTTGTGCTCGACGTTGCAGCCCGTGTAGATCCAGCCCCGCCCGGACCAGACCGCCGCGCCGACGGCCGTCTTACCGATCAGTCGGGCGTTCGCGCGGGTCTCCCATGCGGCTTCCGCCAGCACGGTCCACTGCGCATCGGTGATCGTCATACCTGGTGCCTTTCGAGGATCTCGCGGACCCGCAGCAGCGGGTATTCGACGTACTCGGTGTCGGCGGCCGCTGTGACCGTGGCATCCATGGCGGGGTTGTCTCCACCGACCACGACATGGAAGGCGCTGCTGGGCGTGTATTCATCGGGATATCGCCCGTACGCACTGCCCTTCCACTGGATGAGGTCACCGTCGGCGCTGGCGAAGCATTCGGGGCCGATCACCGTGGTGCCGTTCAACCCGGTGTGCGGGTATGCCTGACGTAGGAGTTCGTCGGCTTCCCCGTCACGTACCAGGTAGACACTGGACTCCTGCCCGTACTGCAGCCGGATGGCATGCTCGGCGTCAGCGCGATTGAAGTACCGTTCGCCCTGGCCGACGATCTCGTGGTTTCCGCCCTTGGCGTTCCAGCGGAACGGCTGGAATCGCTGCAGGTAGTCGCGGTACGCGGCCTCGATCAGTTGCTGCTGACCGCCGGTGAGACCATGGAACCCACCGTCCCGTCGAAAGTCGACGCCGGGGTGATCCTCGGCCCACGGGCCGAACGCAAGCGGTTGTTCTTCGATCAACTCGACGTACACGGTCGGGATGTCGGTCATTTCGTCTGAGTCCCTTCGGATTCGGCCGCCGCAGAGTCGGCGGCGTTGATGATGTCGGTGACGACCTGCTGCACGGTCCCGGCTTTCGTCGCCTTGTTGAGGGTGGTGACGGCGTCCTGCAGTTCGACGTCGTCGACATCGGCGGGGCTGTTCAGGCCGGTCCGGCCGACGAGACCACCGACGACCAGGAGCTGCTGCTCGGGTGTCGTGACGTCGGCGCCGACGAGCAGTTGGTTGAGGCGGTCCTGCCACTTCTTCCTGGATCCGTCGCTCAGCTGCTTCTGCTCGGTGGTTTTCCCGGGTTCGGTGATGTCGCCTTCGACGACGGTGGCTTCGCGGGCCCGATCCCGGATCGTGGAGCCACCGCGGCCGCCGCGCTCAGCGCGCGGGACGGGGGTGCCGTCGGAGTCGATGACCGTGGGGTCATCGCTGCCCTCCAGTTCGATGCCGGCGAAGTCCGCGGGGAACGCCTTGCGCCAGCACGCCGCCTCCGCGCGCACCGACAACTGGTTGCACGGCGACTTCTTCCACATCGGCGTGAGCTCACCGCGGCCGGAGAACTGGGCGAACTCTTCGAACAGCACCGTGGTGGCCACCGGTGTGTCTGCGATGCGCAGCACGTACTGCGCGGCCACCGGGGTGCCCTTGAACACCTGCCGCCAGTCCCCGTCCTCCCCCGCCCACACCGCCGGGTCGTGGGCGACCTTCACCCCGGCTTTCGCTGCGGCGCGCATCCCGATCAGCCGGAACCCGTCGATCGCCGTCTGGATGGACTGCTTCACCACACGCCGGGTCTCCAGGCGGGTGTTGCCGTTCTCCATCTCCACGCGGACCTTCACATCGGTCTCGCGGGGGATCATGTAGATCTGGCGGGCGAACGGGTCCAGCCCGGACCGCTTGCATATGTGGAAGAACAGATTGAGCTCTGCGGGTTCGGCGGATTCGATGCCGACCTGGCGGAGCATCGCGATTTCCTGATCACTCCACGACGTCTTGTAGTCGCCGGTGGTGGCGATCTCGGTGCTGGTCATGCGACTTCTTCCTGCGCTTTGGGGGGTTTCACGGCGTACAGGGCTACGGCGCCGCGGCTGGGCTGACGGCGGGCGATCTTCACACCGTTGGTGGTGGCGAACTGCGAGTCGCCCATCAGGTCCAGGACGCGGGTCTTGGCGAACCGTTCCCGTTCCTCCGCAGCCTTTTTCGCCGCCACAGCCTCGTGATACTCAGCCGCGAGATCTTCGGGGATCGGGGCTTCGGATGCGGTGACGATGCCGGGGTGCTGGGACCGGACACACTCATAGGTGGGGACGGTGTTGTCCAGATCGGGTTCGACGCCGGCCTGCACGGACTCCCAGAACTCCAGGCACTTAGTGACGATGTATGCACCAGTCGGCGGGTCGAACGGGATGGTGTAGAGACCTTCGTTCCAGAACGGGCCCAGCGCGAGCAGCTGCCCGGGGCGTTTGGTGAGGCCGGTGAACAGCATCTGCGCCTGGACCTGCGTCCAGTAGTCCTCGGGGCAGTCACCGGTGAAGTTGTCGCCCCACTTCTCCATGTCCGAAAGGTCGCGTGCGAGTTTGAATTCCACGCAGTGCTGCACCTTGTTTCGGGTGGCCCGACGGTCGAGTGTCGCCAGGACGGGGAACCCGAACTGTTCGGCGGGGATGACGAACTGCAGCTCCCCGCGGGACAGGGTCCAGCCGGGGTTGCGGGAGCGCCACCGGTTCGCCGCGGACGCCTCGTAGTCGTGCCCGACCTGGTAGATGTCCTTCGGCTCACTCGGCGGCAGCGACCCGTTCATGCGGTGCCACAGCGAGTACGGCGACTCCCACCGTGAAACACCCAGGATGGCGGCGACTTTCGACGGGGTGATGCACTGCAACCATTCGTCGGTGCCGGGTGCGATGTAGCCGGGCTGGCCGGGCCGGAAGACTCCTGCGGTGAGGGTCATGATGCGACCTTCCGTTCTTGCTCCAGGTATCGCTCGATCTGCCGTTTCACGCTGGCCGGGTCGTCACGGTTGAGGCGCTCTGTGATCGCGTCGAGGCCGGTCACTAAGCAGTGGTCGCGCAGCTCCTCGTACTTCTCAGCGAAGGAGACGAAGCGATGGGCGTCGTGCTGCGGCTTGGCATTCGGGTCGTCGATGGTGTCGTCGTCCCACGCGATCGGCGGCGCCCAACCCTTCAGCTCAGCGAACCGGGCAGCCTTCCGACCCGGGCCCGGCACGTCCTGCAGCTCGTTGAACAACTCGTCGATCCGCCGGGCCCAACGCACCGTCACCTTGGTCTGCTGCCCCGAGGTGAGCGCAGCCAGCCGGCGCCTGTCGCAGCCGACCCGGGCGGCCAGCATCTCGGCCGACCACCCCATCCGCGCCAATGCCTGGATACGGCGCTGCGAACCGATCACCGATATTTGGGCGCCGTCGGCGAGTATCGGGTCAAACACGCAGGCAGGCAACGGGATAGCGAGGATGATGGCTTCCGTTCGCCGCGACACCCGAGTGACGTTCGGGAGCGCCTGCAACGCCGCACGTGTCAGACCGGACAACGCTTCGATCCGCCGGTGCCCCATCCCCCGGGCGCGCAACCCTGCGACATGCTTCTGCACCGCGGCCGCGTCGACGTAGAAGCAATCCCACTTCCCGTAGGCCATGAGCCGTCGCCGCAAGCTGGCCCAGTGGGTGCTGCACAGTCCACGGGCGTGGACTTCCTCGTCGCACTTCGTGCACGTCACGCTTGCACCGCTTCGGTGCCGAACTGGGGGCAGAAGACAGCGTTCGCGAGGGCGGCGAACTGGGCGGCATCGTTGCGGCCGATCTTCGGTTCTGCCCGGTCGATCGCGGTGACAATGTCGAACGGCGCCGCCCCGGCCAACAGGAGTTCACAGACACGGTGCCCGTTCGCGATGACGCCGGCCGATTTACCGTGGTCGTAGGTGAAGCCTTCAGCGGCGAGCACCGACAGGAACGCGGCATCGTCAGCTGCATCGGCGCGGGCCTCCGGGGTGGACAGCAGCACGAGGACGACACCGATCAGCGCGCCGATGCCCATGAGGCTGAGCGATCCGAGGCTGAAGAACCAACGTGCAGCACGCCCTAACCGGGTGCGCGGCCGGCGACGCGACTGCGCGTCCCGCAGATCGAGCTCCTGAAGTACGCGCGGAATATCGATTCCGTTGAACGGGTAGCTACTCTTCTCGCTCATGCTCCGACCGCCTTGACGTACAGCTTCGCGATGAAATGGAGCCACTCCACCGCGGCGTCCTTGTCGGATGCACGTAGGTAGGTCCCGGGAATAGTGAGGGCGTCAATCTCAGGGACCCCGCCGAAGATGACGATGCACCAGTCCTTTTTGATCAAGAACGCGGAGGCCACCCAGAACTTTCGGGCGTCTACGACCTGTATCCGCGGCCCGCTTGGCGTGTGCTGTTCACAGAGTTCGTAACCGACCTCGGTTACTGTGTTGGTTGACATCGGATGAGTCCTTCCAGTGGGTGATTCCGTTGTCGATGAGCCCGCTCCCGGCCTGTCCCCGGGGGTGGGCTTACTACTTGGTGCGGGTGTGCTGCGGGAACATCTGGGACGCCGCAACGCAATTCGGCGGCAAGGGCGGTGGTTCGTCGGCTGGGAACTCGTCCTCGATGAGGCAGTCATGGCACGGACCAGACCGGCCATGCACGAGGCATCCCCAGAACGGTTCGACTGTTGGGTGGGTCAGGACTGGGGCGAGGAAGTCGTCCGGGTCGGTTCCGAGGTCGTAGCCGGCCTCGATGAGCGCGTCACCGCGGCGCTGCGCATCCGACTTCGAGAACAGGCTGGCGATGTTGTCGAGCGCTTCGCACATCACACCAACGACGATGTCCCAGCCCGGACGAAACACCCCGGCGCTCACGACCGGCCGCCGTTCACGTCAAAGAGTCCTGGCACGTCAGCCTGAATTCCATCAGACGTAGCCACCCTGTTGGCGACACACGCACCGCCCACAACAGGAATCGCGAGTGGCCATAAAACGCCAACCGCAATCGGTAGGCCAAACTGGTGACCGTAATAGCAGTATTTGTGCGCGCTGCAGCTCGGACATTTGCCCATCAGGCGCAATCGGGTTGCAAACCCAATCAGTCCGCCGAGAAACAGGTACACGCCCACAATCAGCGCGACAACCAAAGCGCTCATGACCGTCCCCGCAGCTCGAACGGCCGGGGATCCTCATCAGCCGCGCGGTCCGCAGCATCCAGCACAGCCGACTCACGCGACCACGCCTCCGCCCACCGGCCGGCCAAGCCCCGTGCACGCTCCTGACTGCGGCCCCACCGCACAGCAGCCAGCAGGATCAGCACGAGCACGGTCAGCGGACCCCACAAATCAACGACCGCGGTCATGACGCCCGCCTCGCCCTCGACCGAGACGAAAGCCCATCCAAGATCGACACCGCCGGCCGCTCATCACCCGAAGACGGCCCGGCATGCTGATTACGCGACGACAACCACGCCTCGACATCCTCATCAGTCATCCGCCACACCCCCCGACTGATCCGCTTACCCGGAATCTCCCCCGAAGCCAGACGCCGCTTCAACCAACGAACACCGTCCTTCCAACCAGCCGGAAGATGCTCAGCAGCAACCTGTTCCAGTGAATACGACTGCTTCATGAGACCCGCCGAGCCGCAACGATTTCGAATGGATCGGGGTTAGCGAGATCGAGACCCATTTGGTCTGCGAGGTACGGCAAGCAGAAGTCCAGATCGCGACTGCCGGTAGCAGCCGCCGCTTCCGAGGCACGACGCCGCCCGGCCTGGATAGCCAAAGCTGACACATTCCCCTCGGTTGCGACGAACGCTTCGGGGTAGCCGGTCAGGATCGACAAACCTAGCGTCGAGAACATCGGCTCACCGTTGATCAACGTTGCGACAGTGCGCCATTCACGCCCGTCGTCCGGAACGTGCGGCAGCATCTGTGGGCTGTTCATGCGGCCTGCTCCTTGGCGACCAGGCGTGCGATGGCCTCGGCACCCTGCGGCGTGATCTTCAAGGTGTGCATCACCTCGGAACCACGGAACCGCGGCGCCTCATGGACCTCGACCCTGCGGAAGTACCTCTTCTTGTCGGATTTCTCGCTGTATCGATTGCGAGTGACCTTCTTCTGCTCCTTCTCCGACCATCGCGAGTCGGATTGGCAGTAGATCCAGTCTTTTTCGATGAGAAGTTGGCGCAGCCACTTCTCAGTGACTCCATTTGTCGAAGCAACAGTGGAGAACGAAAGGAGGTCTGCATCGGTGACGTAGGTGTCGACATACGACACCTTCGGTGCATCAGTCGTATTCTTCTGCTCCAACTGGAAGATTCGCGCGTCACGCGCCTCCAGCGTCTTCATCGCCTCGGCATATCCGGCTGCCATCAACTCAGGACCGGCAAGGGCGGGTTGTGCGTTGAAAGATCCGGTCCGGCGAACCTCAGGGAGGAGCGTTCCAGTGACCCAGCGACGGAAGGTGATGGCTTCTGGCTTGTCGCTGCGAAAGATGACCTCGTACATGCCCGATTCGTTGACGAGAGTTGCATGCTGGATGCGACCCTTCGCGTCCGCGATGGGGTAAGCGTGCCTTAGGGCATCAGAGTCGAGACGCTGAGCGACGACGCTCGGATTGCTCAGGCTGAGCACCTTGCACAGATCGGCGAGCACGAACTCTGGATATCCGTCGATGACGACGACGCGTACCTGGGTGTCTCCGTAGTTGAACGGAACGAGCGATCCCTTACCATTGAGTTCTGACACTGAGCTTTCCTCTCGGTTGTCGGTGGCCCTCACCCCTAGCCGGGTGGGGGCTTCTTTTGATCAGGCGGTCTGAAGATCGGGAATCTGCACGGGGATGTCGTGGCCGAAACGAAAGCGGTAGTGGCGCCCGAGTTTTTCAAGGCGCTTGAGCCGCGATGGAGTCATCGGTTCGGAGAGGTTCGTAGACGCAGTGACGTAGTCGACGTACTCAGCTGCGGTCCAGTTCTCACGACTTCCGCGGCCAAACAGATTCCAACGAGGCTTCTCGGCGCGGATCGCTGCATTCTCGGCAGCACGGCCACTCCACTTGTCGGCATACACCTTGCTGACCACCCGGCGCGCCTGGTATGCCCACCACGAGTTCAGCTCGTGGGACTTCAGCCGGCCAAAGAGATTGACGGTGCAACCCACATAGATGAGCTGGTCGTTTTCGTCGTACACCCGATAGACGTAGTGCGGGGCCATCACGCCACCACCCCAGAGCGTCGCTCACGAGGCTCGTAGGCGGTATCAACATCAGTGGGGTGGATTCCGAGCGCCTCCGCTATCGCGGCCAGCATCTGAGTGCTGGCGCGCCGGTGCCCGAGCTCGATCGCTGAAATCGTCCCCCGGTCAACCTTGAGCCCCAGTTCCTCATTGATGTGGTCGCAGATGGCCTGCAATGTGAGCCCCTTGGCCTTCCGGAGGGTCGCGATCGTGACCATCGGGATTGGCACCGCCGGCCTTTGCTTGGCGTACCGACCGGACTTGATCGGAGTTGGCTTGGGCATGAAGCCAAGAGTACGGCAAACATTGGCTCTCGTCCAGCGTTTGGTGTGGATTACATCGGTTTAGATGCGGAAGAACATTGGCGTAACTAAATGCGCAGGTAGAACTACATCTGTGATGTTTGCCAAGCGTGGGTATTGTTTGCCAAAGTTTTCGGGCATTGTTGGCCGCATGGAATCAGGTATGGATTGGGAGCGGCTCGGCAGATTCGTCAGAGATGCTCGCGGTACCCGCTCCCAGAAGGACATCAGTGACAACGGGGGTCCGTCGGACGAGACGATCAGCAAGATCGAACACGGAAAATGGCGCCCGAAACGTAGCGTCGCCGATACCCTGGGCAAGCTCGAGACTGCTTTTCAATGGGCCCCCGGGAGCGCCGACTTAGTACTACGCGGGGGCGTCCCAATCGTGCGTACTGGGGGCACCGCTGATGATCGCGGGCCGAATATGTCCGATGAGTTCGAGGCGGTTAAGACCGAGGCGCTACGGCAGCTCGCCGAGCGCGACCGGACGGTCGACATCCAGACACGCAAGTTGGTTGACCTGTGGCGTCAGGCGCGCCCACTTTCACAGCCAGACATCTTCCTAGCCACGAGCGACATCGACGGACTAACTGATGCCGCGGTCAGCTTGGCCCGTGAGGTGTCGTCCTATGCGGAGCAGGCAGTTGGCGGTTACTCACGCATGCAGGCATTGGCGCAGGCCCGAGTGGATGAGATCGATCGGGAATCGGGACAGCAGCGGTTTTTCGAACCGAAGGAGAAGAGTGATGTCGTGGAAACTGAAGCGTCGACGGGAGCATCGACGGAAGGCGACAAAGCCGAGGAGGAGTTACTGAACGAGGCGGAACGGGCGCGTAACCTCCGACGCCTGCAAGCTCGACTCTCTCCAAACGCCGTACCCGTCGAGGACACCGATGACAGCCGTGATCACGGATGAGGGCCACGTCTGCACCGGGTAGTGGTCGAGGCGATTAGCCAACTCCCTCCGAAGCACGTGGATGCTGGGTTGGCGTTGGATGCGAGGCGCGCCCATCAGAGATTCCCCCTTGCTGTGGGTGCGACTAACTCCCCCGCAGGTCGTCGCGTCAAGACATGGTTTGCGAAAGCGTTGCCTTGCTGGCTGTTTAGCAAAGATGACAGCGCCTGATGTCAGACTTTGCCCTAGCAACAGTTCGCTTCGCTAGCAGTATGGGTCACAAACACGGAACCCGCACCGAGTGCCTGTAAGGTTCCTGCGGTTTCAGTCGAAAACACCTGTGCGAATAACGGGTTCCGCAGTTTGGACTCAGTCCAGGATGGCGTTCGGCCCGTCGTCTGTTCGGATGACATTCGAGCGGGCGCCTGATGAAGGTCATCAACGGCACCTACGATCGCCAAATGAGCAGGACGCGCAACCTGGCGGTGTCCGTCGTCATCGGGGGAGCAATCGTGGTGTCAAGCGACATCGCCTCAGCTGCCCCGTTCTGTTTCAAGACCGGGCCCGGGTATCAGAAGTGCGTCGTCAGCGGCCACGACTTGACGCCGATCTACCAAGGCCCCGAGGTGTTCACCGGCGGCAATGTCCCGTGGGTGCCCACATACACCCAGCCGGCCGCCCCCGCGATACCGCCCGACGCCGCGCCGAACCCGATCGACACGCTCGCCACCTGGGTCATGTCCAGCATCCAGAACACGTTCGACGCCAACCCGGAAAACGCGCAGGCCAACGTGAGAGTGCAGCGGGTGTCGCTGACGCAGACGGGCCCCACCACGTTCGAGGGGATCGCGACGATGACAGCGTTCGGCAACCCACCGCACGATATCCCCGTGCACGTGTTCAACGACAACGGGACGCCCAGCTGGAAGATCGACCCCGGCGTGATGATGGTTCTGCTGCAGTGACCTACTGATCGTCGTCGGAGCGGCCTTTGAGGAGTGCGGCCATGACGTCGGCGGCGGCTTTGAATGAGGTGCGGTCGACGTCGGTGTAGATGTCGGCGGTCACTGAGATGTTCTCGTGGCCAAGCACCCTCGACACGGTGGTGATGGGTTGTCCGGCGGCGAGCATCCATGAGGCGCAGGTGTGCCTGAGGTCGTGTGGGGTGGGTACCGGGTCGAGTCCGGCTGCGGCGACCGCGGAGTCCCACACGTAGCGGCGGAACGCCCAGTACCGCACGGGGCCGCCGTCGCGCTGGTTGGTGAACACCCAGTCCCCGGAGAGGTCCAGGGCATCGATGACGTCGGCGGGCAGGTTGATGGTGCGGCGGGACCGTTTCGTCTTCGGTGGGCCGAGGGTGTAGCCGCTGCTGGGTGAGTACTTCCATGCCTGCCGGACGCGTACGGTGCCCTGCCGGATGTCGACGTGCTTGGGTTGCAGGGCGGCGACTTCGCCCCATCGCATTCCTGAGGCGACCATGAACTCGAGCATGGGCTGCCAGGGCGGTGGTGTGGCGGTGCGCAGCGCGTCGTACTCGTCGACGGTGAGCATCCGCATCTCGTGGTCCTGGCTGGCCTTGCGCTTGGGTAGGCGCCGGCCGGCGGCCGGGTTGGATGGGATGTGGCCGGCTTTGACCGCGGTGTTCAGGGCTGCCGACAGGAAGCCGTGTTTGTTGGCGATGGTCTTGGGGCCGTTGGGGCGCGCGCGGCGGCCGGTGCCGCCGCCGGCGGCTAGTGAGTCGACCCAGGTGGCGATATCGGACTCGCGCAGTTTGGCCAGGGGGATGGATCCGATCGGCCGGGCGGTGATGTCGGAGCGCAGGTATTCCTCGTATTTGTCGAGGGTGTACTGCTCGATTCCGGTCAGTGCGTCGATGTGGGTGCGTACCCAGTCGGCGACGGTGAGTTCGGTCTTGTGGTTTTCGCGTCGCGGGGTGGGGTTGAGTCCGTGCATCTCCATGGCGCGTAGTGGGCCGTGGGCTTCGATGGCGGCGCGGAAGGCTTCGGCGGAGAGGGTGTCGTTGAAGGCGAGTGCGCGTTGGCGGTTTTCGAGTCGGAACAGGACGGTGTGCGCGACGGTGCCGTCCTTGCGGTCGACCTTGCGGATGGACGCCAT